ATGGAACGCCGCCTACTGTCACGATTGGCGGATTTGCCTGCACGAGTGTCGTGGTTGTGGATGCGCACACGATCACGTGTCTTTCGCCTGTGTCGAGCGAGGTTGGCACGTTCGACGTCGTAGTCACAACGATCGGCGGAAGTGCGACAGCGTATCAGGTCTTCACGTTCTATGCGTCCACGATGGCGTCTCTGTCTCCTGCGTACGCGAACATCGCAGGTGGCGTAGACATCACGATCGAAGGGTACAACTTCGTAACGGGTGCCACGATCACCTTCGGCGGAGTCGCAGTCACTTCTTCGACCTTCATCGACAGTGAGCACTACGTCGTTACCATTCCGAGTCACGGACAGGGGTGGGTCGATGTGGTGATGGTGGATCCTGGAGGAGCGTCGAACACGCTCACACAGGCTTTCCAGTACACTCTCTTCACTCGTGGTGAGGACATTCGGAGACAGCCTGGGATTACGATCCAGGATGCACTAGGAGCTCAACCGAACACGTGCGCTGCGACTGTGGACGGAAGGAGTAACATTCCGATCGAAGGTGAGGAGTTCCAGATCACCGACTCGGAAGACGGGAACAGACTGCTCTTCAAGGGCACGGTGCAGAGCGTTCTTACGAGGTACGAAGGTCTCACGAGTCAGCTCGTACACGATGTCACGGCTGTAGACTTTACGTTCACGCTGAACAAGTACCGACCGTTCGGACGGTACCAGAGCGTCTCGGCTACAGATATCGTCAAAGACCTTCTCGCACGCTACGCTCCGGACTTCGACCGAGAGACCTTCGTCCAGACCAACCTCGTACGAGTGTCCTTCCTGTTCGATGGGAGTCAGGATCTGGCTTCCTGTCTGAGCATGATTGCACAGCAGATCGGAGGCGGGCATTGGTATGTGGACTATGACCGAAAGGTCCACTTCTTCCACGTCGTGCCTCCAGGCCTTTTCCTTCCTGCGAATCCGCAAAGCGTTGTCAACATCGCAGCAGGGACGGCTCCGACGGTTGTGCAAGGTGCTGTGATCCAGTCGACGTTCTCGTACCCTCCAGGGTGGTACTTCTTCCAGGTCACGAACGTCTACAGCAACAATCTGGAGAGCGTCCTCGGCCCTCTGAGCAATCCTGTCTACCTGGACGGGTCGCATAAAATCGACTTCTCGAACGTCGCAGTGGGAGCGACAGTTGGAACCTTCACGGTCTCGAAGCGTCGCATCTACATGCGACAGATGAGACGGCAGCCTTCCAACCAGCCCTTCGAGACCATTCTCCGATTCGCTCAGGTCGACGACAACGTTACGACCAGCTTCACGGTTGATGGGCCTTCTGGAGGGTCCGTACTAAATCCAACGTCAGCAGCGGTCGTGAACATTCCTGGGACGGAGCCGCTTCCGAAGCAGTCCTTCGCAGCGAGACCTGAGGCTCCTCCTGCGCCAGCTCTGAGCTACACTGCGAGTGGAGGATCGAACGGAGGAGTGTTCGGAGCTCGAGTGGCGTACGTGTATCGAGATGGAACGGTCTCGTATGCGAGCTTGCCGTCGAACACCTTGCGGATCTATCTCATTGCAGGGCAGGGAGTAGACCATTTCACGATCACAGGTCTCGTGCCTGGACCCGATGTGAACGGGACGCCTGTCATTGCACGCTTTATCCAGATCGCCATTGGCAACCCTGGCGTTGTGGCGAGTATGGAGGACGCGAACACGTTCATCTCGACTGGTGAGCCTGATTGGTCTGTGCCGAACGTGGTGTACGTGGTTGGAGACAACACGTCTACGACCTTCTCGACACCGAGTGCGTACGGAGTGCTGTGGCCTCCACCAGCGTCCGATCCTCTGTGGGCTGTAGGCAGAACGACGAAGTTCTACTACAACGCAGCGCAGCAGGCTGCGATCGAGCCTGATCCTGTTCCTGTGTGGCCCAACCCAGACGGACCCTTCCTAGAAGACACAGATACACCTGCCCTCATCGACGACAGCAACGTTCTCCTGCTGAGAGATCCACAGCTCGAGATCTTCCGCGACATGTCGCAGTTGCGGAATAGGGTCTTCGTTAAAGGACGAGGAAGTGTCACCACAGCAGCGGTGTCGATCGGAGCGGCGTCGGTCTTCGTGGCGGATGGCAATGCGTTCTCGCCGAATGGCGGTAAGGTCCTCATCGACAACCTCACTGTGATCGAGTACCTGACGGTCACGGGTGATGAGACGACGTATCTCCTATCCTTTGCAGAGTCCCTTCCAGTCGCAGTACGCAGTGGCGCTGAGATCTGTAACTTCCTCCAACTGGACGATGTCGAAGCCCAAAAGTCCCTTGGCAAGATCGAACGAGACTCTAGTGGCAACGTTACGGACGGCGTGCACGAGTACACAGTCGTAGACACGAGTCTGCGCACAGAGTTCCAGCTTTACATGCGAGCTGCTGCAGAACTCGAACTCTTCGCTCGTCCGATCATAAAGGTACGGTACGCGACACGAGATCCTCTGGCTCGGAGCGGAAAGATTCAGTCGTTCGATCTGAGCAACCCTCCTCTCAAGGGAGACTTCCTGATCCAGAGTGTCACGATCGATCAGATCCACGATGACTCGGATCAACTGCTCCCGAGATATAATGTCGACGCTTCGAGTGTGCGGTACGAGCTCAATGACCTCCTGCTCTCGATCATCGCGAAGGGTCTGATCTCCGGAGGCTCGTCTTCCGTAGGTGTAGCTGCGACTGCTACTGCGGATGCAGTTAGCAGTCTGCACACGTGGACGACACTCGTTAAGGCGAACGACGAAGGTCGTATCAGTAACACGACACTCGCGATCGACACAGAGCTCCGGTTCAGCGGTCTGGCTGGCAGACGGTACAGAGTCCGAGGCTCCATGTACGGAACTGCTCCAGGAGCAGCCGACATAAAGTACACGATAGGAGGTCCGACCCTCTCACGGATCATCGCGTACCAGTTGGGTATCACGAACGCTAACGCGTTCTCAGGACCCACCAGTCCGACCGTGTACACGGCAAATCCTCACACCACGTACCCAACGGCTGTTGCGATCAACACGTCTACGGACGAGTACATCTGGATGAACATGGACGCTGTGATCGAGCTAGCTGCAGACGGCGTAGTCGGTTTCTCGTGGGCTCAGAACACCTCGAACCCTACTGCAACGACCGTAGCACGAGGATCGTACCTTGAATACATAGAGTTCTAGCTATGTCTGACCACCTCATTCCGCAACGCAGATCCGGAGACCAGGACCGAATGCTCCACGACCGGTTGAGCCATCTCGAGCGGGATCTCGCAGAGCTTAAAGTCACGATCGGAGAGCTCCAGAATGGGTTGAGTCTTGTGAAGGTTGAGCAAGGGCATGCGAAGGAGCTGGTGTCGTCGAGGCTTAGCCTGATCGACAAGAGCATAGAGCTCCTAGGCTCGAAACTCGAGTCCTTGAGCCGAGACATCCTCACGATGGCGTCCGATGCGGACAAGACGCCTGCAGGTAGATCGCTTCTGTCCATCGTAAACCAGACCAACGCACTCTCTGCTGAGAACGCAGACACGATCGAGGCGAACGCACAGAAGACCGTTACTGCTGTGAACGAGCAGCAGGACCAGATCGACGAGCTCAAGACCTGGAAGAACAACATTGAGGGAGTGGTCTACTTTCTCAAGTGGCTAGGTGCAGCAGGCGCCATTGCACTACTAGCTACGATTCTCAGAGCGCTGAAGATAATCCCATGACGTACACAAGTGAGGTGTTAACGACAGCATCGCAGTTCAAGCTTGAGCCGGAGCTCGTTCTGGCACAGGTGTCGGTTGAGAGTGATGGGAATCCATATGCCTGGAACCCAGAGCCGGTGTATCGATATCTCTGGAACGTCAAGCAAGGAAAGCCGTTTAGACCGCTCACTCCAGCAGAGATCCTGTCGGAGAGGCCTCCGAAGGACTTTCCGTGCTTGGTAGGGGATCCGGACCAGGAGTTCTGGGCACAGCAGGCGTCCTGGGGTCTCATGCAGGTGATGGGTGCGGTTGCGAGAGAGCGTGGGTTCACAGAGTCGTATCTGACAGAGCTCACAGTTCCTACCCTCAACCTCAGCGTCGGATGCAGCCTCCTCGCACATCTGCTGCGCTGGAGCAAGAACAATAAGATCCAAGCACTTGCCGCCTACAACGGTGGGAAAGGCGGCAACTCGACTCCACCCTATCGCAACACGTCGTATGCGCTCAAGGTCCAAAGCAAGTACCACGAACTCACGGGGAGGTTGTTCGTATGAAGGCAACACTGACATTGTTTGTTCTACTGCTGAGCGTGGGAAGCGCTTCGGCTCAACTCCGTCCGACTGTTGTTCTAGGAGACACGGAGAAGTTCGCATGGACAGCGTCACCTGACAACGACACAACGGTTGGCAGTCCTGCTGTACCAGTCGTCTCGTCGTACAAAGTCCAGTTCTTCCTCAGGACAGACGTCGTGAACCAGACGACCATCCCTGTCCCGAGTCCAACCGCGGTTCCTCAGTTCACGGTCGACGTCGGCAAGCCTCCAAAGGACGGAACAGGAACTCAACTGAGCACTCCCGTCAAGCCAATGCTCGGCACGAACGTGAACAAAGAGTACGTTGCGTTCATCGTCACGAGCGGTCCAGCAGGAGACTCACCAAGGAGTGAAGCTTCCGACCCTTTCGTCTTGCTGGGTCCGCCCCGACCTGTGGTGGGTCCAGTTCGAACCCGGCCGTAACAATACAGGTCGAGACGTGGAACACACCTGTCGCGATTGGGACGAGAGGGAAGGTCCTTTTCAAGCTCATCGCGCCGCAGAACATCATAAAGATCGAAGTGCTGTTCTCCGTACAGGTGGTAGGAGAGGTGAGGGGAGAGGATCTTCGAGACTCGGCAGGGCTGTACTTTAGCGTTCCGAGAACTCCAGGCGATTACTCTCTGTACGTACGTGCGACAACAGTGGATGGCTGCACCACGCAGACAACTGCGGCCAGGATAGTGAGGGTGCAGTGAAGCTCGAAGCACAAGTGCACGTCCACATTCACAAGCACAAGCCGCCGAAGAAGAAGCACAAGGTGGCAGTCATCCTCTGGACGTTTGGTCCCGTCCAGGAACAAGGAGCATCAGGACCTTCTGTTGTGAGGAGAACAAAACCCATGAACCAGCTGACCGAAACTCAGTTCGTCGAAGGCGTCGTCGTTCCGAAGACCAAGAAGGGAAATCCCGCGGAGGTGCAGGATCCCGTCTTCTCGTCCTCGAACGATGCCGTCATCGCCGTCACGACCGACCCTGCCAACCCGCTTGGCGTGAAGGTGAGTGCCGTTGCGCCTGGCGCAGCACAGGTCCTTCTGTCGTTCGATGCGGATCTCGGGGATGGAGTCGAGACCGTGAACCTTGCGGCTGACTTCACCGTCATCGCCGGCAAGGCCGTCACGGCCGACTTCAACTTCGGCGCGCCGCAGGAGCAGCCGTAGGCACAAAGGAAGAGCCCCTAGAGCTGGTGAGTGCTCTAGGGGCTCGACCTGTATAGGAGGGTTGATATGAAGATGATGCTCTGGCGGTTGATCTATGCCGTCCTCGTGTTCGCACTGGTGGTTCGTGCTCCTGCCACCTGTGCTGGACATACTGGGACTGCAGAACCTGATGGCAGGGAGTGCGTTAGCCTTGATCAGGCTTGTGTCTGGAGTCCTCGCACTGCTGTTCATTGTGTGGGGACCGGAGGTAAAGACGCTCTTCTAAGGCGTCGGCCAGGTCTCGGCGAGGCTGAGAGCATAGTCACGTCGGGTGCTAGGAGAGAGGTAGTCGATCTGCACAATCCCAACGCCGGGTGCAAGCCAGTAGTCCATCGTCCAGATGCTCTGGCCGGTTGGATAGGAGCATCCGGCGTTCGCGCACCAGGACTGGAAGATGTGGAGCTTGACGACGTTGCTGAAGACGAGGCCTGCGTCGGTCGTGAACGAAGAGTAGAACGCGCTGAACGTGATCTGCTGAGTCCCGTAGTTCCAGTAGCCAGAAGACACACCTGTTGAAGCTGAGACATCCACTTGCAGTGAGCGACTGACGACGTCGTAGAGGTTCATCACGCCGCCCCACTGGATTTCCTTCCCAACGACATAAACCTTGTGCACGGAGCCGTTCCAGGTTCCGACCCTCGAGGATCTGAGAGCCGTCGTCACGATACTCCCATGCGTCCAGCCAGCCGCTACTCGAGTATTCGTCGAGGCGCGTTACTGCGTTACCACGGACAGTCCCACGAAGCACGTAGCGTCGAAGGATCGTCTTTGTCGGAGAGCCGTAGGCCGATGTATGGTCCTGAGCGATAAGCTGCTCGGTAGTAGGCAGAGGCCAGTAGTCTCGAAGATCGACAGTCTGAGCCTCTGCGCTCGAAGCCAGTAAGAGCAAGAGCAGTAGTGTTGCTTTCATCGCTTAGGAACCTCTCCTCGTAGGAACAGCTCGAAGTAGGTCTGGATCGTGTCTTCCAGGAGCTGAAGCTGGATCACGAGTGCGAGCGACGTGTTCGCTTGGTCCTGTGCGTGTCGAATCTCAGTTCTGTCGTCTGTGGAACGCTCTTTCAGTTGATCGCGATACACTTCGAGTGCTTGTCGGTCCTTGGATTCCATCTACGAACCTCACATTCAGTTCCGGCACACGGTAGTGCACGTATGACTCAGCCGGCCGGTACGACTGTGTCAGCGGAAGCGTCTCGTCCCTCCGTCCAACGGACACGCTTCGTTGCTCTGGCAGCCGTGTAAGCGACCAGACGTTCGTACGGTTTAGCTCGCTCCGAGATCTGAGCAGAATCTCTACCGCTTTCTGGGGAGAATTCTCCTGTGCCTCCGCTCGATAGCTAAGTGCGAACAGGATGAACAACACTCCCAAGAGTACTACGATCAAGAGCTTGACGTACGACGTGCCGAGCGAGTCGTCATCTTCGTCTTCCATACTTCAGCCCTCCCACAGGCTTCGAAGCTTCTACAGCCTCCGGCGGGAAGATGATCCCTTCCTCCCGCTTCCACTCCCACGCAATGCTATCACCCTTGTCGGTGATGATGACACGCACGGTTGTTCCGAACTGAGCGCCGACGGACGTGCTGTAGTGGATCGCTGCGTCCACAGCTTCCTTCGCAGTCACGTTCCGTCGGACGTATTCGTACTGCTCGTCTACGAAGAACTGACACACATCGTAGAGATCGTCAGGCACTCTTTACTCTCCTTCTACGCCTTCTAGGTGCGAAGTGAGTAGGCATGGGCGAGAGGTCTAGTCTCATCACCCATCGCCAGAACCTCCTCCACCGACCTAAGTTGCGCTGTCCCAATGGTCCCACCGTGGGTGTCGGTACGACCCGTCGGGTGTGCGGCTCTGGTACTCGATCCAGAGCTTCCGGCCGACGGAGGGATGGTTCGTACGGTACTTCACCTTGCGAGCTCCGAGCTTCACTTCTGCGTATTGAGCTTCGCCCTTGACCATCTTACTCTGCAGGTTGAGCTGCGTGAGCTCGAAGTCGTTCAGCGTCTTCACGACGGTCACGAACCCTTCAGGGTCTTCGACTACGGCGCATGCGAACTCGCCACGGTCCATGATCTCGCCTTGCGTAGGAGTGAAGCCGATGACGGTCATGCACTCGCTCTGAAGCTCTTTCACTTTGAGCCACGTCTTGCGCCGCTTGCCAGGTTCGTAACGAGAGCTGATCTCCTTGAGGATGATCCCTTCGCCGCCTTGATCCCAGATCGCTCCGACCATCTCTGTCACGTGGTCCCAGTCGCGTACGGTCATGTACGTCGAGAGTCGAACAGCACTCTCGGGAGAGACACGACCGTCGGTGAAGAGCTTCTCGAGCATCATCCTCCTCTCCTGCCACGGGTGCATGATGACAGAATCCTCGTGCCGTTCGACCACGTCGAACGCGATGTAGTGGAGGAGCTTCTCGTTCGAGAGGTCCGTGACGTTCGAACTGTAGCCTCGTGGTACGACGAGCTCTCCGTCATAGAGTGCCGGTGGCAGCATAGAGAGGATCTCGATGAGATGCTTCGGCAGATTGCGATAGTTGCCAAGACGACTCCACGCCAGCACGTTGAGCTGGTTGGAGGAGTATGTCTTGCCTTCTACCCTCGGATGCACTCGCACGAGCATTCGATGCCCGTCGAACTTCTCTTCTGCGACCCACTTACCCTTTGGGAGCTTGTCGGTCGCGGTTGCGAGCATTGGTTGTAGTAAGCCGTTCACGTTCTCTCCCTTCAAGCTGCTCGAGACCTTCTCGGAGCTTACGCTGCGCGTTCAGTTGTGATGGTGTTAGAGGACTGTGCGACGCTCGTTCGTCGAGCGCCGACAGTGCTCCTTCGATCTGGCTGCGTGTGAGTTTCCTCATGACAGTATCTTCTTGGCGAAGCGCCGAAGTGCATCTGGGTCGCTTCGAGCCTTGAGCGCTCGTTCGGTCTTGATACGCTGAGACGCTCTGATGTAGATGTCGATGCCGAGCCGTTGTGCCTTTTGCTCGTAGGACCGAAGGCCGTGCAGCTTGACATGCTCCATCTCGTTGTTCCACTCGAGTGCGTTCGCTTCTGCCCACTCCCAAGCTGAGCGCTCACGAAGCACTTCGAGCCGGTCGAACTCATCCTGATCCGACGTCTGCATAATCCCAAGTGGGTGCAGATGATGTCCGAGCTCGTGCAACGCGATTGCGTACGTCGCGTGGTTTGTGATCGGTGCGACAGCGATACCTCGAACCTTCACAGGACGGATCTCTCCTGTGATGAGGTTCTGAGCCATCATCTCTACGTCGACCGCCATTGCTGCTTCGGCCGAGACCTTCTGTCCTGCAACTTCGAAGAGCAGTTGGATCTGGAAGGCCTTGCCGAGCGCTTCGATATGTGCCGAGAGTTGGTCGATGGTCATCTCTTCACCGAGTGCACCACTCGCACTCCGCACGAGCAGTACGAGACGAGCACAGGATGGCCATTCTCCACACCAGCGACTGGCTCAGGTAGTTCCTTCTGACACTCAGGGCATTTTAGTGCTGGCATCTTGTCCTCCTGTGTTGTAGATCTCGACGAGTACTTCTGCCGCTTTGCGTCGTGTAGAGCGCTCACCGAAGTTCTCTCCCTTCATGGTCTTCCACTTCCACTGCTGCTGTGTGCACCAGATGTAGCCGATTGGAGTGCCGCTCTTCATGCGCACGAGGAAGCCACCTCCGATCTCACCATCGATGTCAACTGTGTGGTCGTGGAGCGTGTATGGCAGATCGCTCTTCTGAGCTGACATAACTGGTCCACGGTTCATCGACTCGATGCGAGTCAAAAGGCCGTCTGTCTTGGCGGACTCAACAACAACCTTTTGGTTCTTCGCTCTCCGCTCTGGTGAGGGAGGTGGAGGAGCTGGTTCAGGAGGAGGTGTGTATGGCACCTTCTCCTTCACCGTGTCGTCCTTCAAGAGCTTGCCGACGAGGTCGCGAACGTTGGCCACTAGTCGTCGTCCTCGTCGTCTGAGTCCTTGCCGTCGGTCAGGAGAGCTACGACTCCACGTGTGAGTTGTTTCGGCTCGGAGAGGTCGCCAGTGAACGACTCACCGCCAGTGCTCATGGCCAAGCGCTTCAAGAACTCTTCGCCAGGGTCGCCAGGATCTCCTACGAACACGACGTCGATCCTTCCGCCGAAGCGAACTGCGGCATCGAGGTGCTGCTGTTGAGGGTAGTCAGGCTGTCCGTCCGAGATCACGATGCACCGCGAGCACTCGAGCTTGCGTGCAAGGTCGATGGCTTGGCCGAGAGGAGTTCCACCTGATGGGTTGGGAATCGAATCGACGATCACGCTCGGCTCCGGATCCTGTCCGAACTGGATCATCGACATCCGCTTCTCCGTCTGGATGCCATCGACAGCTTCGCGAAGGCCCTGGATGCGCGACTTGCCGTTCTTCATCCTCGTGCTCATCGAACCGCTGCAGTCCAGTAAGAGCCAGATGTTCTGTGCCTTCTGCACACGCACAAGGTCATCGAGCCCACCGATCTGAAGGCTCTTGTTGAGCTGCTTGGCGATGCTGCCTCCACGGACAGCGAGTGACTTGGTTTCGTCGGACATAAAGAGCCTCCTAGAAGATGAGCTTCACGAGTGAGATAACTGCCTGGCGGAGAGCGTTCTGCTCTTCACCCTTCGTCTGAGCGCCCAGTGCGAGCGCTTTGATCTTCTGATACCGGTTGAACCCATCACGCATCAGAGGCGTGATGCCGTTCTTCGTGGCTCGAATGACAAGTGCGTTCTCGAGAGCCGTGAGGGCATGTAGAGCTGCCTCATCAGGATCGAGCGTCGTGGGATCGACTGCGTCACCGAGGCGCTTGATCAGACCTGCTCGACGCAGCTCAGAAAGATAGAACCATACTCGCTGCTTCGGCAGATTGGTCTTCGTGCAGATGTCGATACGGTCGATGCCTTCTGCACCTGCTGCTTTGATCGCGTTGTACGTTTGCGCCTTCTGTGTCTTGTCCCACGAGTCGAATGGTGAGCGCACGGTTGTGCACGCGTAGAGTTTAGCCACGTGGCACTCCGGCGTCGAGCTTGAGGAGATTGTACGCGTCCTCGTCTCGAAGGTTGGCTTCTGGCGCTCCGAACTTCACGTCAGCAGGAACGTTCGTTCGGTCGAACACGTCTAGCTCGATCGTCGAGCCTTCGTGGCCGTATGTGCTCAGGAAGTCGAGGAGACGCTTGGCGCCGTTCGTTCCAGCTCGACCTCCTGTCTGCCAGTAGGTCTCGCCATCGACGGACATAATAGTGAGGACGTAGTGCGTAGCGTTGTAAGGCACGTGGTTGCTCCTTGCGCTTTCGCGCGTTGAGTGTTTCTGCGCAGATTACTCGGAGATTCTACTTCAAAACACTACAGAAATCAACGATTTTCGTCCTGCAGATCAGACTGCGTAGCATTTCCTGCGGCGTGTTTCGTGTGCGGATTCTAGCGTGTGAGACCTCCTGGAATGGTAAGGTGCCAGGCGCTTTACGATCGACGTTCTACGACGATCCTACGCAGCCTAGACACGTGTGTAGAATGTGGCGTTATTGGCATTCGAAGTCCACGTTTTTCGCACTGTTTATCCACACCTGTTTCACCAGCCGCCACACGCCGGAGTAGCACGTGTGGATCTCCAGCAACGTGCCTAGCGGCGTGGGCGGGTAGAACGTGTAGCGAGTCAGTGGCTGTCTCCGATCGTGACGCGTACGATGATGTCTTCTGGCTCTTCACCAGTGCAGTCTTCGACGGCTGTGTTCACAGCGCTCTCGACCTCGTTGCTGAGAGGGATGAGATCGAGTGAGCGGACCTCTTCTGCCAGCTCGACGACGATCGTGAAGGTGAGTCTCATCACAGCACTCCTGGAACAGGACGGAGTGTTGGAGTGCCTTGCGGCTTGTGCGGCAGGCCCCAGTGCTTGGCACAGATGGGACCGTAGCCAACCTCGACCGAGCCTGCGTCTGTGAGTTCGAGGCCACAGAAGGAACAACGGCACTTGAGCGCGGCGTATTCCTTTGCTGCTGTGATCGGGTCGGACGCGACGGCAGCGAGGCGCTTCTTGAGATCGATGCTCGTGATGAGCGTGCCAGTTGGTGTGCCGTCAGGACGGACTAGACCGATGAACGTGCCGTTGCGGACCACGCTCAGAGAGCCTGGTGCAGCTCCGTGGACCGTAAGCCCAAGTGCGATCTCTGACTGTCCGTCAGCGTCGAGCACTCGGAGCTTCGGACGTTTGAGACCTCTGTCCTGTGCATCCTTGAGGAACTGACGGATCGGCTTGAGGTCGATGGCTTCGTGACCAGCAGAGCGCTCCGATGCGAGCTTCGCTGCAAGCATCTCTTCCTTCGCCGCGTCACAGTCCTTAATGAACTGGTGGCGTGCCGAGCCTCTGTTGTGTCCGACGCCAGGGATGAATGTGATTGGCTGTCCAGCTTTGATCTTGCCACTGCAAGCCGAGCAGCGACTGTCGAACTTCGCTTCCATGTTGCGTGGTCGTGGTGAACCGTGTGCTCCGTAACCCATGTCCAATCTCCTTGCGCGTAGGCGCGTTGAGGTTGTAAGTACTGAGTACATGACTTAACCGCTCGAGTCCCAGCGTGCTCTCCACACGCTTACATTGCCCTTCTCGTCCTTGCGGTATGCGGTTGTGCTCATCTCCAGTCTGTGCAGGTCGTCGACCTTCGTAACGATCGGGTGCTTGGGATAGCCGCCGTCGTAGGTGCCTTTCGCGATCGACTCGAGGAACTCGTCCCACTTGTACGGTGTGCCCATCTGTTCGAGGCGTTGAAGCTCGTACGGAGTCGGTCCTCTGAACTGGTCGATGATGATCGTGGTCTCTTCGCCGTGCAGCTCGACACGCATCTTTGCGAGCTGGGCTTCACTAAACGTGCCGTGCGTGCACCACTTGTTGAACAGCTTGACGTGGATCTCGACGACGTGTGTGCCTTCGACGAGACCAGGCTTTTGGATACGGAACGCTTCGCCTGGGTGCGTGTTGAGGCCGAACGCGCCTTCGGGGATGCTCATGAAGTCCTCCGTATGGACTCTGGCACAATCGTGTACTCGACTGTCTCGTCTACTCCGAGATCGCTGTAGTCGATGAGACGAGCTTCAAGTACGTCTGTCGAGTCGCGTACTTGTCGGTTGATGTCGTTGAGGAGTTGAAGCACTTCGTCCTTCTCTCCTTTGGGTACCTTGTACGTAGTAGTTCGGATGACTCGGATCTTCACGGCTTCCTGCTCCTTGCAAGGTTCGCTTCCTTGCGGTGGTGGCTCTTGTGGCATGAGGCGTGACAGAGAGCCTTGTTCATCATGTCGTTGTTGCCGTGGTTGCCGTCGATGTGGTGTATGGAGATGGAGGCGTTGAACTTCGGACCGGTGCTGTTGCCGTGTCGGATGAAGTCCAAGTCGTGCATGAGCTTCTTGCAGAAGTAGCAACAGAAGTGGCCTGCTGGTGTGTGAGGTGTTGCACCTGCTCCAGCGAGGAGGAAGTGCACGATCTCTCTGAGCTTGTACAGCTCCTTCCTCGACTGAAGTGTCATTGCCATACGTGTGAGTGCTCCTGGTAGAGGTGTGGGTAGCGACGGCTGACCAGATGCCAGTAGAGCGCATCGTAGGCCAGACGACGGAACCAGTTTGTAAGACCTGTTCGACGACGGTTGATCACAGCCCTTCCTCCTTCATGACCTTAAGTGCACACGTGGCGCAGTAGCCGTGTGAGACGAGACGTCCTGTCGCTTGTGCCTCAGCAATGAGCCGATCACGGTCTGGACAGGTCATACAAATGATGATCGGCTCGAGTGTGTCTCGAACCGACTTGATGAGGTCGAAGATCCGTTTGTCCTCAGACGGTGGGAGGTTCATCGCTTAATCCCTTGCCGTGTGAGCTCCGCCATCGCAGCGGAGGCCTCCGCCTGGCTGAAGTAGCCAGTGCGGAAGGCCTCCGTGATGAGCTCGAAGCGCCGATTGTACTCAGCGAGTGTGATCCACATGGCTCTTACTTGACGAAGTAGAGCCGCAGGATGCCGTTGTCGAGCGTGACCTTGTCGGCCATCTCGACCACACGCTTCGTCGCGTCCGACGCCAGTTCCGTCGCACGCTCGATCACAAGCACGATGTGCTTCGGCGTGCGGTAGCGCCGGTAGGTCGCCTTCACGGTGTTGCCCACCTGGTGAGCGAAGCGCGAACGGCCCTTCAGGATGGAACGAACCTTCGCGTAGTTGGTCGTGGTCTTGAGAGTCATGTTCTTCTGTCCTTTCGATGGGAGCGGTAGTGCTCCAGGAGAAGAGAGGACATCCCTGCCCTCTCCCTCCCTGCAGAACTACCTACTTCGTGGGCTGGCTGTGCGCCGGCTTCGCAGCAGAAGGGCGAGCACCCTTCGTCGGCGCGTCGGGCAGTTCGACGAACGCGTTGCGCGAACCGACGCTCTGGCTGATCTCGTTCCAGCCGTGCTTCTCAGCCGCAGCCTTTACGAGAGTGTCGAAGGCCTTCTGGCCCTTCTCGATGGTGTCGAAGCTCTCGCGAGCGCCCGTCTGTGCCTTCGGCGCGTCCTCCGTGAGCTGCTTGATCGACGCCTTCAGGTTGAAGCGGTTCTTGCCTTCCTGAAGCGTGATCGTCAGACGCTCCTGTCGGTTCGGCGAATCGAAACGAGCAGTGCGGAGCTTCTTGCCAGCGACGTAGGTGCTCTTGTTCTTGGCCATGTGCGTTGTGTCCTTTCAGTGGGAGCAGAAGTGCTCCAGGAGAAGGAGGAGTGATGTCCTCCTCTCCCTGTAGAACTTAGTTCCCAACGATCTCGGCGATCTGCGCGTCACGCTTCTGGGCAAGCTCGGTCACGCCGTTCACCGCCTGGTAGCCTAAGTAGAGTGCCGTGATGACGAATACGAAGAGCACGATGGTCTTGGTCATGTAAGTGTCCTTTCGGAAGGAGCAGAAGTGCTCCGTAGAGGTTGGGAAGGTTTACAAACTGGCCCTGATTTCAAACTGCCTTTCGGCTCGTTCGGAACCGCGTTATTCCTCAACCTCTACGCAGCACTCCTGCGGGTAGTCGTTCTAGAAGTTCTTGCTGCGCTGTCCGCTTGCGCTTTCGCGCTTTGACATTGCATGACGTCCTGCCGCTGTGAGGTCCCTGAGGCCGTGCGAGCTTCCCAGCTTCGCGCCCTTCACCATACACCAGCAGGCCCTACTGCGTCCTGCGGACTGTGTGTCGCGGTGGCGGCCGTATTGGTGGCTCGCGAACCCGCTCTCCGATATTGTGGCCTACCGTGTTACCGGCCGCTTGCTTTTCAAACCGTGGCTGCAACAACCAACCACCCACATATCATCCCTCTTCCATAGGTGTCGGGCAACAGGCTCTAAACCACTCATTCTAAAGTGGATACATCCACACCGGGATGCTCCGAAATCCACTGCTGAATTCGCGTGTAGAGTCGCCCTTCTGACACGCCAAGCCGCGTAGATACAGCAGGAATCCCGTCTTTCGCAATCTCCTTCAAAAGCGCGTTGGTCAGCACGACTTTCACGTTGTTTGCGCCGCCGCGTTTGCGTAGTGGGATTCCGTAGCGCGCAAGGTGCTTTCGCACTCGGAGCTGCGAAATGTGGAGTCTTTCTGCGAGTTCCTCGAGAGAGACCCCGTCGATCTTGTACCACTGCTCGAGGAGGGACTTGTAGTCCGAGAATCCTGCGTGTTTCGCAACGTTCTCGAGTTCGTAGAGGTAGAGCCGGAGAGCCATTAGAGGAGTGCTCTCCCTGCAGGAAGGATGTAGTACTTCTTCTTGTCCTTCGACGCTGCAACCATGCCTGCTTGTATGAGCGTATCGACGGCTTGTTTGAATGAGACAGCGTTCATCTTCGACGTGTTCTTACGAAGCCATTCGGAGTGCCCGAGCTCGCCATTCTTCGCGGCTCGAAGTTGACTCAGCAGTCGTAGTTGATCGTCGCCCATAGCGCTCTGTGCCAGTTGTTCGAATGCCGCTGGGAGGTAGTGCTCGATGTAGTTCAGGATCTTGTCTGCGAGGATGAGCATGTCCACGTCAAGGTCGAGGACACCTGGGTTCTGTGCTGCGTTGAGGACCATTGCGAGTTGGAGGATGCGGTCTGGCTTTCGTTCGAAGTATCCGGCGAATTGCTTTTCGAGCACCGTCTTCGAACGGCCTGTGTACCACAGACGATACCACTTCTCGGCAGTTGGAGTGAGCTTTACCTCTCCGATCACGCGTTGGAGGATGAGGAGCCCATCGACGAGCTTCTTGCCAAGAGTTTGATCGAGCGGAGGCGGGAGAGGAAAGGATCTTGGACTATCCTTCTGCACTACGAACAAGAGGCGTGACATAAAGCCTCCTGCGAACGCGTCCTTCGTGATCGAGCTCTGCATCCAGTCGATCGTTGTAGCAGCTAAGTGTGAGATCGCAACATTAGTGAGTTGAGTCTGTCCTCGCAGGAGCGTCGAAGACGACCAGACGTCTGGGCAGTCGAACAACGCGGTGAGCATTGGCACCAGCCCTTCTAGGTACTGCTGCTTTCCAAGGAAGACTGCCCATTCGGGAGCGTAAATAAGGCCCGTTGCAGTAGGCTGAGTCTTGAAGGACTCGATGAGCGCTTCTGGTGTGACTTTGTCTGCAAGGACGTTTCCTCCTATGCGACGGAAGAGGTTGACAGCAAGGTTGCACGCTGTAGTCTTCTTGCACATCCCTGCTGGCGCAACAAGCACAGCACAGATGTTCGGGAAGATGTTCCCATTTCCTCGTGGGAAGTAGACTCTTCGAGCAATAGTGGAACCGAGGACCACCAGTCCTGCGAAGAAGTGGAACACTGTCGGCGGTTCGGTCTCTCTCGTGTACTCGATGTAGTCACGTAGCCACCCAGTCTTCGGAACGAGAGTATCGAAGTCTACGACGCGGCCTTTACCGCCTCCTTTCACTGCTTGCTCTATGAGCTGCTCGTCGACGGAAAAGGTCTGTGCGACCTTTTGTACGAAGTCCGTCGGAAGGAACTGCTCAGGGATCCCTTCTGCATAACTGAGGAACTCTGTCAGCCCTTTGTCGTTCAGTTGAGAGGGCTTCAGAAGCGTGAGCAGCCGTACGAGCTGGTCTACACGCTCGTCAAAATCTAGGTCCTGGAAGCGCAACTAGTGCCTCCTACTCGTCATTTGGGTCTTCGTCGTCATCGACTTGCTCGCCCGTCTCGATCTGTTTCATCAGAAGGGCAAGGCCGACGGCGCTCATTTCTTCTCCACTCGAGACATGCTCTCGCAGAATCTCGAATGCGGACTGTGCTCGCTCGGACCAAAGAGTGCCGATGTTCGCATCGACAGGTCGTTCGTTCTCTTTAGACGCGAGCGCTCTGATTCGAACGTTGTAGTGACCTGAAGCTACGAATGTGATACGCATAGGTCCAAGTATGTACTGGTCGTTGTGGGTCGTGACATCGATTGTCGAGCGGCGGCGCTGTGGGTGGATCACTGGAGCTTCGAGCGACACCTCGACGATGATCACGCGGCCATTCCTAGATACTTGCGGAGCGCCTTCTCCGTCTGCTTCTCTTCGTCCGTGTCCGGCTTGCACGCACGCCAGTTGAGTCCGACTGCACCATCACTTGCACATGACCACCCTTGTGGGTAGTAGTGTCGAACGATGTCTGGATAGCGTGACGCCTGTTCGATCTCAGGGAACCTGCGCTCCATGATATCCCGCATACACTCGTCTGCCTGCTTCGCGACATCCTTGTGCGCCATGACGACGCACTCGTCGTGCACGCTCATACGGAGCGTTGCGCCCTTCGGAAGCTGTGCTTCGAGAAGGATGAGTGCGATGTACATCATGTGTGCCGCATTGCCCTGCATCGGGAAGTTGAATGCTTCAGGGAGCTGTTGGTTCGTGAACCACCAACGCCTACGACCCCAGGCTGTTGGGTAGTAGTGGTTCTTCAGCACATAGCTCTTGATCGAGTCTCGGAACTCGAAGTACTGTTTCAACTCGCGTTTCAGGTTCGCGACATAAAGATCGACGCGATCGAGGGGGATGTACGTGTCTGGCTGTCCTGCGCGTCCTTCCGAGACGCTCTTGTTGCTACGACCGTAGAGAAGACCGTAGTTGATTGCTTTTGCCTCGAAGCGTTCGCGCTTCGTGACTTCCTCATAGGCCTTTTGGAATGCTTTGGACCACGCGTCGCTGTGAGGATCTCTTCCACGAATGATCGCGTCGAGCCCTGTCTCATCTCCTGCAAGGGTCATTGCAATACGCCACTCGATGCCCGACCAGTCACGAGAGATGATCACGTGGTCTGGAGTGTCTGGGACGATGATCTCTCGGACTTCGTTCGGCCAGTTCTGTAGGTTCGGACCCATGCTGTTCAGACGGCCTGTGGCTGCTTTCGCGCTGCCGAATGTCGAGTGTACGAAGTAGTTCTCGTCTTGAGGACAGCACACGAAGGTACTATCCCATTTGCGCAGCGTCCGTATGGACCTTACGAGCTTGAAGATCGGGCTGAGAGCTTTCATCGACGGATCGGTGCTCTGATCCATGATGAGCGCGAGAGCGTCTAGAGCATCTGCGTCGACAGATGGGCGCATTCCGAACTGTCTGTCTGTCACGTACTGGACGGGCAGGCCCATCTGGTCGTACAGGAGATGCTTGAGCTGCTTCGGCGAGTCTACGTTGAACGAGGCGTCACCAAGACCTCTCTTCAGCTTAATCTCGTACTCATCCGCTTTGCGATTGAGGATGATGTGCCACCCTGCTGCACGCTGTTGGTCTTTTTTCACTCCCCTCTGTCGCATGTGTCGCAGGACAGGCTGCAACGGCATAATCTGGTTGAAGTACAGAGCAGTCTGTCCCAACTGCTCCATTTCTTTGTACTCGTCTTCGAAACCGCGCACCGTTGCGTGCACGTCCTTGCAGCAGCCGATCTGGAGGGCATCCTCTCCAGACTTGTACATCGAGTCGTCTTTCCAGTACTTCTCGTCCGTGACCGAAGCGCCGATGAAGCCCAAGTCTTTCGGGAGTGCAGAGTTGAGCAGATGCCATCCGATCATCGTGTCGAACGTCGGTCCGTTGAACGTGAAGCCTTTGGCCTCTTGGAACGGGATGTCGAACGCTTCGCTGTTCTGTCCGACAGTCAACAGGTCTGGATCCGCATGAAGCTTCGCGACGAAGGCTTTGACATCCGGCGTCATATCAAAGCAGAAGATCTCGTCTGCGTCTGCTGCGATGCCGATGCAACGGAACGCGTCCACTTTCGGGTCGAGACCTGTAGTCTCCAAGTCGTGTCCGTAGTACCTCAGTCCGCCGACTCGTGGCGTGCGAATGCGTCGCTCGAGATACTCACCTACTTGATCGAGCTGAGCGTGGATCGTATACTTCCAGGGACGTCGGCGGATGTCCTCGTAAGCACTTTCTGCCTTTGCACGCGCGAGATCGAACACAGCAGCCGGCCACAAGTGCTGCTGCCTCATAATCCCTGCTGGGTGGAACGTTCCGACGACCTTGTATCTCTCTGGACCTGTGCCTTCTGGTCCTCTGCGCTTCGGACCTTCTGTCGGAACTGATCGAACCTGCAGAATGCCTTTCTTCGTCCCAGTGATGGTCTGGTGCGCAATGTTCCCAAGAGTGAGGATGACGTTCGGCTTGACTGTATTCAGCTCCTTCAAGAGGAACGGAGCACAGCACCGTATCTCCGTCTCGGTCGGTGTCCTATTGACAATCTTGCCATTCGCACCACGCGCTGTCGGACGACACTTCACGACGTTCGTCAGAAAGATCTTCTTGCGTTCGATCCCTGCGTGGATGAACTGAGCGTTGAGGACTCGACCACTTCCTCCTTGAAACGGCTTGAGAGAGACACCTTCGTCCTCTCCTGGCGCTTCTCCGACAGCGAAGATCGTAGCGTCCTTCGGTCCTTCACCCCACACGATCCCTTCGGTAGAGGTGTACAACGGACACACTTTGCACGAGTCAGGTTTCGGATTGCTCATTTTGTGATGACGTGGAAACGATCGTCGAGTAGTGGGCTAAGAACGGGTTCGACTTGCTCCCATAAGAGCTGGCCGTTACCGCATCCAGGACGTGGAAGAACAATCGTAGAGTCGTTCGACATGTAGAACGAGTCGATCAGTGCAACGAGCTCAGTAGCACTCCGCTTGATGAGCTCAAGGTCTGCAGGCTCTCGCCAATGGTGCTTTACGGGAAACGTGAAGAGCTTCGTCGGACCGAACGTGATGTAGTGACAGTGGTTTCCAAAACCTCGAATCGTAGAGCCGATACGGTACTCGATTCCAGGATAGCGCGTCTTCGCTTCCAAAGCGCATCCTCTTCCCATTACCGCTCCACCGTTCTGACGGACTGCTCCGTTCGTCGTGATAACACGATAGTGAGCTGGATAGGTCCAGAGGTCACCGAAGACGACTCTCACGTTAGTGACTGCTCCACAGGTTCGTTGACCACCAGACACCTGCACAGAATCCGACTACGAGTCCGACGATCCCTCCAATGACGAAGAGGAGTCCTCCTCCACCGCTATCCTGTCGACGGTCGAGTGTTTGGGCTTCCATGACGTTCTTCCTCCAGTTCGTAGAACATTCGAGGTGAGTCTTCCGTAGCCCACTTGTCGCCTTTGTTCTCGACAGAGTAGAGCTGGTAGTTCGTTTGGTAGTCGGGACGTTCGAGCATTGGTACGGTGATGAAGGACGGTTCATACCAGCGCAGCCGGTTGTTCGGCTGAGCACAAAATGTTCCGTTGTTCAGACGGATCACGTGTGCACACTTGTGACCGCCTTCTCCGGGGTTGTCAGCGAGAGACGAGTTGTGCCAGTCGAGGGTGAAGAGGTAGATGCCCTGTTCGACCTGGTGGTTCTTGAGGATCACGTCGACTCGAAGGCCTTTTAGGAACGAGTACTCGTTGCACACAATGTCTGAGGACAGACAGTCCCACAGCTCGAGAAGATCGAGCGCCATGACAGGTGCGTCCGGCTTATGGACGAAGGCACTGATGGGCATTCGGTGGATCAGTGCACCGTTGTGAAGCATGCAGTGGAAGCCGATTGCTCGGCTTTGGACGCTCGAGGCGCCGAAGATCGCACACGGGATAAACTCTCCGTGGTGCGCTTCGAGGTTATAGAGATACTCGCTGCGTAGTGCGCAGTAGACGATCGGAGTATCGACGTTCAGTTCCACTCTCAGCCCTCCGACGATTCGAACTCCAGCAGACAGCCGTTCTCATTATCCTCGAGTACTTCGACCATCACACGACGAAACAGACCGTCCGGACGTCGCATTGACTCCCCAGCGTACTCTGCTCGAGCGTGTGTGCCAATCACCTGTGCAATGTGCTCGCAGGAGGACGAGAGGTCCCACTGTGTCGTCTTGCAACGATGCTCGAGCCACTTGCGCAGCAGGATGTACTCGACATCCCGCTCGTTGTGGAACTGTTCGACATAAAGCACGATGTGGAAGATGTGGCGATGTGGGTGTCGAAGGAATGAGACTGCTTCTGGTGCGTCGGGATAGTGATGGATCCCTTCCATCGTGTACTTCACTTGCGCCCAACGGATGATCTTGTTCACGACTCCTATCCCTCCATGGAAAGGACATACGTCCGTCCCTTCAACTGATCGAAGATGCTGGTGACACTTCTCTCCACAGCACGGTGTTCGCTTGTGAGGCGTGCAGTAGCACATCAGCTAAGAGCCTTTCGAACCTTGTTGTTCCACTCCTCCGCTTCACAGTTGCACTTTCCAGGTATCCGATCTGGGTTGGCACTGCTAAGCTCTCCGTGATCTGGGTGGACACAAGCGCCGCAGCAATACCACGAGTCGTCGCAGTGGTAGTGCTCTCGAGGCTGTAACAGGTCCAGCGCAGGCTTGAGAAACGTCACGATGATCGCTGCGAGACGGCTTTGCGAGACTGTCCTGTCCGTCGAGTACACTTCGTCCTGAATCTGCCTCGCAGCTTTCGCTGCCCAGTCCTCGACCGTGCCTTTCTCCTTCTTCGCCATCCCACAACCTCCTGAACTCTGTTGGAGAAACGCTCCCTCCAGCGGAGATGTGTCCTCGAAGCCAGAACCTTGCCTCCCACGAGCCAGGCTTCATGGTCTTCCGATCGTCGAGTCGAGTTCCTCTCGTGCTGCGGGTGAGTGGAGGAAGAGGCCTCGGAGACAGCGTGTCACGACGTCGCCAGTGGTCTCAATACCTCGGTAGCGCATACACCCATGCGAGCCTGAGAGGATCACTGCGACGCCTTGAGGTTGAAGAGCGTCCATGAGCGAATCGGCAGTCTTCTCTCCCAGCTCTTCTTGCATAATCGGCTCGGTGAGGTGCTGCTCGACTACTCGTGCGAGCTTTGAGAGCCCAAGAACCTTGTCGCCGGTGATGTACGCGACATGCGCTTTGAGCTCTACGGGCAAGAGATGGTGCGGACAGAGCGCGAAGACCGTGTGGTTCCGTAGGACGATCATGCCCTTTGTCGGAGACGGGAACGTGCGCCAGTTGTTCTCTTGTGGAGTGAGGAGCTGTGCGTACATTCGTGCGACCCGTTTTGGAGTATCTTTGAAGTTCGAGTCCTTCAGGTCGACACCCATGCCTTGCAGGAGAGTCAGAGCTCCTTTCTCGAGGAGCTTCATGTTCAGTTTCGGGTTCACTTCGGATCTCCTTCGTTCCACGAGCTCTTGGTGTTTGTTCTTCGACCACCAGTACCTCGGTGCTCGTACACAGTAACCTTCGACACGTACACTCCACCAACGTCGTCGAGAGTGGTCCTATCGAGAAGCTTCGCAAGAGCTTTTGCGATCTCCTCGCACGTTCCTTTCTCCGTCTGGAGTGAGATATAGACGGTCTTCACAGCACCCTCCTCAGAACACCAACGTTGTACCGAAAGAGCATTTCCTGCTGCGGCGTGATCTCTTCTGCCTTCAATGTAAGGAGCTGTTGAGAGGCGACGGACGGTTCGCCTTTCGAGGTCGTGTCTTCGCTGCTACGGAGTGACTTGAGCTCGTCGAGCTTTCGACCCTTCATCGCCCACTTGAGCGCTTTCCCAGTATCCACACTCCACTTGATCGTTCGACCTTCGATGTGGAAGAGGTGCTTCGCAAGGAAGGTCCACTCCTGTAGCTCTTTGAGCGAGTCGACGCCAAGAAGATGGACGCGTGAGAAATGCGAAGCACGTTCACTATCGATGAAGTACTGCAGTCGGTCCTTCAGCTTGAAGGTGCAGCACAGCATGTCTGCGTCAGTGACGTGAGACAGAAACGCTTCGCGCTCTTGCCACGACGCTCGATCCTGGAAGCCTGTCCACACTACTGCGATCTTGTAGCCCTTCACGTTCGCTCGGAGGTGCTTGTACGACTCGATCGTGAAGTCGACGTCGTTCACATTATCCGGCGAGATGATGTAGTCGGCGCGGCAACGCTGAGCTGCTTCGACGAGGTCCTTCGAAGAGAGTGCGTAGCCGAGCTCGTGATAGGAGTTGTCGAGAATAAGCTCTCGTCCAGCAGGCCTGTTCGCGAAGTGCTGCGCATAATCCTTCTCTGCGAGGACCGTGTGAGCGAGGATAAAGTCCAGATCCGCAAGCTCGGTCCACTCTGCGAGCTTCGACGTTGGCAGTTCCATTGCGAGTTGAATCAAGCTTCTACCTCCTGTATTCTACGGCGTTGGATATGTCCGCACTGGACACACTCTCGCTGCTGTCTGTCTCCTTCTGTCGTACCGAGAGGACCGAAGAGCCGCTCACGTACTACGTGCCACTTTGTGAACTCTGGATGCAGGCACGTGAACCGTCGGAACCATGCGAACATCGTTACACTCCTCTGATCTCCTTTGGCTTCGCCTGGTGTTTGAGTCGGATCTTCTCGATCACTTGCCAGCACCGAGCAAGCTCCGTTGTGGCTGCCAGGAACATGTCGACACCGAGCGACCCTTCGCACAAGGCTGCAAGAGTGACCATCACTCCGCCTACTTCTTGTGAAGGTCGCCCTGTGGGTCTTCGGTAGACGTACTGCACGACAGCTGCAACTTCTTCAAGCGTGAGATCGCAGGACTGAGCCAGCTCTACTGCCTCTTCAAGGAAGCGCATGGAGCGCTCTTTCCTGTCCGTTGCACCTTCTACTCCGAAGCAGTCGACGGCCCATTCGTGCACGTCGGATTGATACGTCTCATCGTTCATCTCACCACATCTCCTGACATCACGACTGGAATAGTCACAACCTTCACTTCCTTGATCCCTGGCATTCCTTGCACCACAGTCCCTACTGCTTTCGCCATCGTGCCAGGAAGCTGGGGCGTGACATTCGGCAGATTCGCTCCGAACTGCGTCACGAGGAACTGTGGGTCCATGTCGATCTCAACGAACAATCGAAGCCTCATGTCGTAACCGCCTTCACTGCTGCTTTCGCTCCGAAGATCAGAGCGACCATCGCGTACCACAGACCGAAGCTGTCCCACGTCCATGCTGGCGCTCCTAACCAGTGGTAGAACGTTGCTGCGAAGGCCCAGATCTGCAGGATAGCGATGAGAAGGGCTGCGACAGCTCTCACTGTTCCCACCTGCGTTTGTTCGCCTTCTCTCGTCGCTCAGAAGGCGTTAGAGGCTCTTCGTCCTCACGAGGAGAACGAGTCGAGTCCTTCCCGAAGCGGTTACGTGTCCCTCGGCACTTCGGGAAGTTCTTACAACCGTAGAACTCGTACTCCATTCCGACTCGGTGGATCATCGGACCTTCGTCGCAGAGAGGGCAGTCGTAGTCCATTATTGTCCTCCTCCCAACCGCATCCCACACCACGGACAGTAGATGATTGGGATCTCGTACTCATCGTTCACGTCGATCACCCACACACCGTGCTTGTTCAGACGGATAGGTGGGTCTGGAAGGACCCAAGTTTGGGGACGAGGAACGATACAGAGATGCGTCATTGGACTTTGAGGATCTTGTGCATCTGGGTAGATAGATTGAGCTCCGGATGCTCCTTCAGCACGTCGAGGCAGTACATCAAGTTCTGCTTCTCGATCTCGAACTTGCCGTTTCTCGGCTGGATGAAGACCTTCTTGCCTTCATTCGCCCAGCGGATTGCGTCAGAGAGGTCAGGCCATTTCTTGAGTTCGCCGTTCTGCGACTCGTTCGCAGTCTTGTAGCCTTCTGGTAAGACTCTCCAATGAGTCGAGTCGCTGCGGTTGATCTCTCCAAGCCCTGGCACAATAACTTTCACTTCGTGTGCCTTAAAGATCATCTCTTCGAGGAAGCCTGGCTTCGGTGATACACAGAGCCACACAGCGCCTGAGTACGCTCGAACAAAATCGGGCGAGAGTGTAGCTTCGCCAAGCATCTTAGTACCGCTCGTCTCGATGTGGATCATCGGCGGGTGCGCCAGCTTGTTGAATGCTCGGAAGAGAGGGTCAAGCTCTTGGTCGAGAGGCTCGCCACCTGTGAGACATACGTGCCTGTACGGCTCGGTCCAGGTAGCCAACTCTAACTCTCCCAGCTCTCCACCGCCTCTCCAACCGGGTCCGACTTTGTCGAAATCCGTGTCGCAGTGCTGGCAGATTCTCTTGCCAACAGAGCACCCGACGAAGCGGATGAAGGCCATAGGAGTGCCTGTGTAGACGCCTTCGCCCTGCAGCGACTTAAACCGTTCAGCGATCTTGTACTTCATCAGTACACCTTGACCCTTCCGACGACTTCCTTGATAAGCTTGTCGAGTGCTTCGGCCGTGAGATGCTTCTGAATCGCTAGGTCGATCTCGAGCATCTTCTCTCCGAGCAGTTGCTGTGTCAGCCGCACGACTTCCTGCTCGATGATCTTTTTCACAGGATGGTCGTATTGCTTCGTGATGTTGGCGACATACTCGTTAACCATCTTGACGAGTGTCTCACCGAGAACGCTATGCAAGACAGCTTCTGCGATGGCTCGATTGATGTCTTCTGCTTTCAGCTCGACTCGGATTTCGCTCATCGCACCCTCTCGATCCTCTGGTCCTGTCTCTCTGCAATAGCCGCGTACTTCGCAGTCTCGTGCACGACGACCTTCTCGACGTTGTAGTCTCGGTCGAGTACTTGGTTGAAGATCAGGGTCGCGATGTTCTCTGTCGTCGGCTCGACGTTCAGAACTACGACTCGAAAGTGCATAGCGTCGAGCGTGTCGATGAGAGGGTCCTCTTCGTAGAGTACCATCGCATGATCTAGATCCTCTAAGAGGCTCCACAACATGTCATCGGCTCTCTTGAAGTCGATGAACTCACCCATGGTGTGGATGTGTACTTCGACCGTCACGTTATGCCCATGCGGAGACGAGCAGATGCCGTCATAAGACGGAAGGCGATGGCCCATCGAGATCGTGCGTTGGATCTTGATCTTCACTTCGGCTCTCCTTGTGGGAAGAGACGCTCCACGCAGTTCTGTCGAACGACAGAGTCATCTGCGTTGATCACACAGAGCTCGAGGTCCTTGAGCTGGGGGATCGTGAGCTTGACGGTCTTCTGGCCACAGGCAAGACTCAGCGCTGTGACGAGAAGGACGAGCCTGAGTAGGTCTCGCATGGGTCCTCCTAGAACGGGATGTCGGTGTCTGGAACGGGTAGTGCTTCTTCGATGAGAGGCGATCGGACTCTTTCGAAGTTCGGCACAAAGAGCCTCGAGATCAACGGTCCGAAGGCCGCGTTGCCTGTCACGAGTGCGACTGGCTTCGAGTAGCGCTCTCGACTTCCTTCGTACTGTTTCGTTGCGTATGTCGTACCCGTCTGCGGCGTGACGACAATCAGTTCGTGGCTACACGAACAGAGGCCTGGAAGGCATTGGATCGGATTCTCGCCTTTCGGATCGCAGTAGGCGCAGTACCGCCACGTCTTCGCCATCAGTTCGAAGTTCCTCAGATCAGCCATGGTCCTACCTTCCTTTCGACGCTCGTCATCAGTGAGACAAGAGCGTCCTGGTCATTGCGTACGATCTCATCTGGTGCGACGTACTGCAGACCACCCTCAGCAGGATGGTTCTCGTCTCGGTCACCTTTGACATAAACCGTCCCGTCTCGGTTGAACCGTTCGACCCTGAGGATCTTTCCGCCTACAGCTCGGATCATGTCTGCTTCTTCGGGAAAGCGGACACCTGCGATCACAGCGATCGGAGGTTGGTGATCGACCATCGCCCAGTAGACACAATCTACCCAGACTGAAGGTGTAGTAGCTCGAAGAGCCATTCCTACCTTCTGTAGAGTGCTCGGATCTCTATGGAGCATCACGCCCTGTATCCGTGCGTAGGAAGCTATCGCATCGCTGAACGTGTAGCGGCGAACGTCTCGGTGGAGCCACGAGATCATCCTCGCGACTTCATCCTTCCCGTGTCCAGCTCGGCCTGTGATGCCAATCACTTTCGTGTTGCCGATAGGAGAGTACGTCACGCTGCCTCCTTGAGCATGAGGATCTTGCGAAGGCAGAGGGCGTGCTCGATAAGGCTCTTCTGGGCTTCGAGGATGAACGCATAATCTGCTGCGTCGATGCTCGATTCGAAGATGATGCCTTCTCCGTACGCTATCGCATCGAGGATCTCTTCGTACTGGTCACGTACGAACGATCTGCCGTTGAACGGTTGCAGAGGCTGACCGTAGCGTTGAATGCCGAGCTGGAGACGAGCCTGCAGATCTAGAGCAACCGCATCTGTAAGTTCATTAATCTGCCACAGCCGACGAAGTCGAATGGTCGCTTGTACATGACACACTCGACCGTCTGTGCTGTTTGGAAGAGGCTGATCTCCGTCTCGCTCTTTCAGGCTCACTCTACTCCCTCCAGTTCCTTCATCAAACGATCAATGGTCCTCTGCGCAGAGTCTCGATGGTGAATCGCCATTTCGAGCACTGTTCGCTTCGCTCGGATCTCATCGACCGTGTACGTCTTCGTAGTCTGCAGCGGAGAGGCTACAGGCACGAGTGTGATGATCCTCTGATTGAACTGTCTTTCGTTCATCTTCCCACCTCTACGAGCCTGTCGACAGTGATCGCGAGAGTGCGTAACGCTCTCACACCCCATTGCTGGGTAAGGGTCTCCCAACCCACTACCGACAAGCTCGTACAGATGCCCCGAATATCGCATCGGGGCCACCGCGAGAGGTCTTACTTTGCTCCTACCCGGATCAGCAGTTCATCGAGAGTCCTAGAAAAGCTTTGAACGGATTCTCGATCCATCCCTCCTCGGATCATGGGAGCAGCGCCTTTCCTCATTGGCTCTTCGCGACTAGACTCATCAAACAGTGTACTCAGCAACAGCAGTAGACGTTCTTCTTACACGAGCGCAATGTGCTTCTTCACCTCGTTCTTGTCGGGATAGCCTCCCGTTCCCTTCTGGATCACGACCGCGGCACCGAACTCGAGACCGACCAACTGGTCCGAATCCGTCACACGGAAGTCGTCGGGATGCCCCGTGATCTTCAGCATCTCGCGAAGACGGAAAGATCCATCTCCCGTCAGCGAGTAGTTCTGAAAGACGTACCGTCCCAGCTCCTTGATGTCGCCGGGACCCGTGACGATGAGCTGGGCCTTGATGTACGGGCCTTTCGCGTCCTGGCTCTTCGGCGTCGCCACGTACTCCGCCTTGTGCACGCGGAGGTTGTACGTTGCTTCGGGGATGGTGGAAAGGCCTTCGGACATTTCGCCCACAGCAGGTGCGTTCGGAATAAGCATGACTTCTCTTCTCTCCTAGGGTTTTGCCGGCTGAACTGCCGGCGTTGTGGTTCGTGCAGCCGCAGCGATTTGCTGAGGCGTCTTGGCGACTTCGGGTGCTGTCACCGTGAGCTGAGGAATGAGATGGTACTCTCCCTGCAGCACACGGAGAATCAGTCCGAGGTCAGGCTTGCAGTACTTCGGAACGCGTGCCCCTTCCTTCAAACGGACACGTGCGACAATATCACCCTCGTTCTCGGTCACGAACTGTCGCACGCCGTTGATCATGCGAAGACGCATTGTGGCTTCAGGCCACCCAGGAAGCTCTTTCGGGAGTTTTGCTCCTGGCAGTTCAGGTCCTGGATACTCCTTCTGGTTCGGAACCTGTCCTTCTGTGATACTCTGCTCCCGACACGTTAGGATGAGAGGGACGGGAAGGCTCATAAGGTCTCTGACGACCTTCCGTCCTCTCTCAGCGATGTAGGGATACGCTGTTCTCGGGTCTTTGTGACCTCCGCTCTTCGCATCCCAGATCATGTCCCAGCCCTTCATCGCGATTGCAGCAGCTTCGAGCATGGGACCTACGCCTGTGAGAGAGTCGACCGCCAGACAACGGAACGGTCCGTGTGCCTGATAGTACAGCTCTCCAGGTTTCGCTCTTGCCTTCAACTCTGCAGTCACAGCGACTAGCTGGTTCAAGAAGTCGATCGGGACGGCACCGAGGCGCAAGTCGCCCAACGTGCTCATCCCTTTCGTGTTCCCGTCCTCTGTGGCTAGGACGAGAGGGTCTAAGTGCTTCAGAGTCCGCAACGCGTTCGTCTTCCCTGCGCCAGCAATGGCGTAGTAGAAGATCGTCGGCCACATCCGACGACCGTCCATCTCGTCTGTGAAGAACAGAGCAGGAAGAGATGAACGTACTGCTGGTGCGGGAGGTGTGCCCATCTAACCCTTTGCGGAAGCCGCTTCTTCCTCGTCTGCCTCGTCCTGGACTTCGTCGAGGGAATCTGCGATCCCAGGAATCGTGGTCTCGACGATCGCATCGACCTCTTCGGCCATGAGCTCGCGGTTCTCGGGATACGCTTCCCGGATACCGTTTGCGATCTCGAGGATCAGTTCGTCACGTGTCATCTGTCTACTCCGCTTTGAGATGGCCGCTACATTGTCGGCCGGTTTACGCTCAATGTGGTCGCTAAGGCGTTCCCACGAATGTCGTTAGTGATCCTGTCGTTCTTTGAGCTTCTCGACGAGCCACGGCTCTCCGTGCAGGTAGAGGTTCTCTGAGTCCGACGGAAGCTCGGTCTTCTCTTCCGGAAGCTTGTGTAAGAGGTCCCAGTAGAGCTGTTTCACTCTCGGTCCGAAGTGCTTCACGATCTCGTCGATGTTCGGTTGAGCACCTTCGTACCAGGACATCTCAGGCGGACGGTTCGCAAGAATGTCTTCGACGACCTCGAGGCCCTGCTTCTGGTACTCAGGCGGTGGCTCGGTACTCGTCTTCGGAGGTCGTGCAAGCGCAACTGCGCCAGCGATTTCCGGATGTCCAGCGATGGTCGCAACGGTCGCGATCACTTCTGGATGATCCGAGACGTACTTCGCGCCGAGGATGAGGCCTTTACCGGCTGTCGCCAGACCCTTACCAAGCTTGCTCATAAAGCTCATACGGACTCCTTCACTTCTTCTTCACCGTCAAGATGTACGCTCTGTCCGAGGCAAGGTCATCGAGGTGAAGTTCGTAGTCCTCTGCCTTGTGAAGATCGTCGTAGGAGAATGTGATGCACTCATCCTCACTGCGTAACACGGCAGCAACGAGCATCATCCACTGACGGTTCTGTCGCTGTGGAGAGATTCTCGAGTCGTTGCCATCGATGTCTCTCGTACCCGTGCACGACGGAAAGTCTAGACAGCCCTGAAACCAATTCAGCGTGCGACGATTCTGCTTCCACTGCATCGGTCCGTTGCAAGAGGGACACAGTCCTACTGCCTTCGTGGGTTGAGGTGGTCCTGGCATCACTGCACGCTCTTCGGAATCACAATAAGCCTTTCTGGATCATCGGTCCTCTGCAACTGGTACGCGCCAGGAGGCAGTGGAACACCGAGTGCATCTACGAGGTCTTCAACGTAGAACGCGTATCCATCTGTCCGCGTGTAGCCCTGTCCGATGATCGTTCCGCTCTCATCGTAGACGACTACACGCTGCTGCACTCCTACCGAGATGGCTGGAAGGGCAGGTGCCTTTCGGTTCTTGGCCTTCTTAATCGTCACTTTCCTCGAAAGATCCATCGCCACCTTTGCCACCAGTGCTCCATCGTCGGCACGACTTCGTTCCAGCCGTTTATCCGAATGAGCTTACCATCGTCGTCGAAGACCAGTTCAACCGTGCCGTTTCGATCAATTCGGCTAAACGGATCTCGTGTCCCGTTGATGAAGTACCGACACGAGTCTCTCGTCAGCACGATGTTGTATCTGAAGTTCTCGTTCGCTAAGAGCTCTTGCAGTACTTCTCGTGAGGTCGTGCCCACTTCGAGATATGCTCTATCCGCCTTGAACGGACAGAACCGCTTCAGCATATCCACGATCGCAACCTTGCGAAGCGGATCTTCCGTCACTGCATCGACGAACTCCTGCATCCAGTTCGAGGTGTACATCTAGTCCTCGACGTGTGAGGAGACTACAGAGACGTCCGCTTCGACGCCTAAGGCATCAAGGAAGTCCTGTTTGACTTGCTCTGCAAGCTCTTTAGGACTCGGCAGGACCGTCGAGACCTTCGCCTCCGGGTCCACGTCCTTCAGTTGGTCCTCCTCCACCGTCACTCTCAACGTCACTTCGTATCTCATTGAGTGTCCTCCCAGCAGCGTCGTCTACGTAATCATTCCCGCGTTTCACGAAGATCATCCTTCGTGTCTCGTTGTCCTTCACGCAGAGGTCTCTGTGCGAGCACGTCCCGTACTGGAAACATTGCTGCGTGTTCTTCGGGAACGTGATCTTCCAACCGCCTTGGCGTCCTAGCTGGTACATTCGATCCGCGTAGTAGTTGTACTTCGCACGGTCGTCGTCTACGATAGCGTGCTTCGCAGCGATCTCCCACGCCTTCATGCAGAACTCGAGCTCGAACTCTCTCAGATCATCGATCGTGCGAGTATAGATCTCTCTGTGGAACTGAGGCACTTGGGTCTTCACCATCCCGTCGATGATCGCACCTCGGATCATCACAGGCTTGGCGCCACGTGCAAGAGCGTCGATGCTCAATTGCTTCGTGCCGCCGTAGATGTAAGCTGTCAGCTGTATGTCGATCTCGAACTGGAGAAAGTTGCGCATGTCCATCTTCTTCATCGTCTTATAATCGACGATGTAGAGTCCGTTCATGAACGTGACGAGATTATCCAGACGACCGACGAGGTAGACGCCTGTCTGTTCTCCCACCTCCACACAAAAGGCAAGCTCCATACCGAGCGGCTTCCAGAGCTGGCCACGTCCTGCGTAGTGGGCACGATACGCTGGTAGGAGACGTCGAACAGTATCCAGATTCTCTGTAAGCTCTTCTTCATCCTCGACGCCTTTCATGAGAGACTGAGGCGTTTCGCGTCGGATGCTTTCCTCTGCGATCTTCAGACCTTCGGCAAAGGCTTCTGGTGTTCCTCCACCTTCATGCGCGACGACTTGTGCAGCATGGACAGCAGTCCCGACCTTGAAGTGCTTCTTCACTCGCTCTGGTGCGAGCATCTCGATATTCCACCAGCCGTAGTATCGGTCGCACGTCTGATAGCTCTTCCAACGTGATTGGTTGAGGAAGAACTTCGGTGGTGCTTCGATAAAAACGGCTTGAGGGTTCTCGCGTTTGAGGCTTTCGATGTGCGAACGGACGTTGAGATGGTTATAGTCATGCTCTTTCAAGAAGAGCAGAGCAGATTCGATGTCGTGTCCGAGATCTAGAGCCTTTTGCGGATCGGCTGTCATCTCACACCTGGCGCTCTCGGAACAGGAATGGTCTGCGGACAGATTGGAAAGAGTATGTAGCCTCTCTTCAAGCAGTCGTTCGAGTACCATGCCACGTTGTACACGAACCACAAGCAGAAGGAAGCTGCGAGCACGATCACAAGAGCGTCTTTGAATCGCATGTTAGACACCTGGTCCTGTGCACGTATCGAGCTGGTTGTTCAGAGCGAGTTGCACCTTGCGCTTCTGACACTTGAGACAGATGTCCGACATGCCAAAGACGTGCTTTGTGCCAAGGACACTGTCTTCTTCTCTCCGCAGGAGCATCAGCAGTCCGTAGGACAGAGCTTTCATGTCCTCCTGGACGCGAGTCACCGCTGCGACGAGATCGATATCCTCAACGTCTCGCTCCATAATCTCTTCGAGACGAACGAGCAGCTCAGCCTCGGCTGTGCTTGTACTTCGAAGTGCCATGGTCTGCCTTATCGCTTGGACAGCTTGCTGTCCAAACTGGAGAAACGAGTTCTGTAGTTGCTCGAGCTCTTTCGAGAGCTCCGTTGCTGCATCTGCAATGGCTCTTAAGCCTTCTTCCGTCGAGTGCACTGCGCAAAAGAGCTCGTCGACCGTTCCGTCCTTTGAGACCGTAGTGCAACATCCACACACGAAGTTGTACTGGACGCCAGCTCGATAGTCGACTCCTGTCCCTTTCACTTCTGTTTTACCGTGAGAACGGTCGCTCCGTCCTCTGGAATCACGGTCGTGACGAGTGTGTAACCTTCTGCTCCGACGAGATCCGCTTCTGTGACGATGATCGCTTCGTCCTCCTCATGCTGCATGTGAAGAATCACGCCTATAAGAAGCTTCTGCAGCTCTCTCGGCGTCCCTCCTGCCAGAAGCTGTGCTGCGAGCGGGATCTGAGCCATGTCACCCTCTGAGAAGAGCAGTGGTCTTCGAAACGCGCCCTTGTAGGTCGTAGGTCTCTGTAAGTTCGCGTTCAGAGGGCCTTTTACGTTGAGCCATGACGGACTGAACGAAACGGACGATATCCCTATCGGAGGAGGCGCCAACTGCGTATAGGAGATAGGTCTCGATGTCGTCCAGCCTACGAATCTCTTCCAGAGCGTACTCAATCGCAGAGATCTCCTTCCGCTGCTTGGTGACATCTTTCTTCCTTTCGAGCTTCAAGACTACACGCTCTCGCAGCATGAGAGAACGAGCTTCGAGTCGTTCTCGACGCGCCTTCACTCTTGATGCGAAACGTCTCATAGTCCCATCCGAACGACGAGGATCGATAGCAAGATAGCCACAGCCGTGAAGAGGATACCGTTCCGAGGGCTCAGTCGGTGTACTACAGCATCACGACAGAACTCCTGCAGCGTGAGTGCAACTATGATCGCTATGACTTCCGTCCAGAAGGGCATCTAGCTTTTCTCCTCTTCTCTCTTCGCGTCGAGACGACCCAGAAGTACGACTCCGAACTTCTCGTACATTCGTTGCTTCGTGCGATTGATCCCTCTAAACTTCTTGCACGAGCACTTCTTGCCGTTGCAACTGCCTGTGCCGTTCCAGTTATGGGCTCCGTTCACGTGTCCACACAAGCACTGTGTGAATTCTGGTCCAGAAGAGAACTCGATCGCTACTTCTCGCAGAAGAGCGAACGTCTTCTCGTCCACTATTTCTCCTCTAAGAGGGACATAATGTGCGCCGCCAGAGCTTCGAAGTTCGAACCTCGATGCGTGTGTCGAAGGACGTCTAGCACTCTCTGTCTTACTTCGTACGACGTATACTTGCTAAGTAGCCAGTCGATGTAGTCCTGTGTGTCTTTGTCGGACCAGGAGACCGACTTGCTGCTGAGAGAGTACATGCCGTGCGGGAGTGTGTTCGTGATCTTGAGTGCGAGAGCATACTCCTTCGTATCTTGCTGGACTCTTTTCCTTCCTTGGCACTCTATGCACTTGTAGACGATGCCGTATCCCTTTCCCGAATCCTCCTCTGTCTCACCTACTCCATCGCACGTCTCGCACTTCTTCCACTCACCTGCGATCTTTCGCACCCAGACGCCTTGGTGTCTCACCCAGAGGTCTGGCCGCTCTGCGAGATGTTCTTCGAGCTCCTGGACCTCCGAGCGAGACAGTATCTTCATCGTGTTCTCCTACGATGCCCTTCGTGCAAGTTGTAGACGCTTTCTCTTCCTTTCGAGATATGCAGGAGGAGTAAGGCCCAAGACGCGCAGCATCTTCTGCTCCATGAGCCAATTGGCAGAGACACCATGCGCTCTCGCCGCAAGCTTGATCCCTTCCTTGACAGAGTGCGGAAAGGCGCAGTAGACCCTCTCACGCACTTTGCCACTTCTCAGCTTCGGAGCGATTTCGCGAGACATGATCAGAGTGCCTTGAGGAAGACGCGAAGCACGTTGCCTTCCTGCTCGATCTCAGCGATCCGGACCTTCGCTCCGATCTTCGCGAGTTCGATCAGCTTGGCTCTCGGCGTCTTCTTCAGAAGGTAGTCGATACGCTGCGTTTTCGACGTTCTCTTCGCTTCCCGTGCCATCTTGGCTCGAGTCTTCGCAGCTTTCTTCGACATCGCCTTCACCTTCATTCGGGACGCTGTGTCCAGTGCACTGCCATCTTCTCATCCTTCTTCATGACCTTCGTCCTTCCTTCAAGAGGCCTCGATCTCTCGCCGCACGGAGAACTGCGCTGTCACGCGCTTTCTCAGCCGCGCTGGCAGAAATCGCCTCGACGTCGAGCGTGATCTTCGGAGTGAGCGTCCCAGTGATATTCACCACATGAGACGTAGTCTGAGCGTGCTGTTCAGCCTTCTCTAACGCACCGCTAGAGAAGCCGCACTTACAGGCGTAGAAGAGCGTAATCGCCATGACGCCAAGTCCTTTCTAGCGCCGTGACGATGAACTTACGAGCTCAGGTCTCCGAGGAGGTGGGCGTCGTGCAGTGTCGTTTTCGTACGACGATGGAGAGCCGTAGAAGACGCCTCCATGTCTGCGACACAACCCGTTTGAAGGAAGGTGACGTGCTCTGCGGACTTTCTGGCACGTCTTACAGAAGAACCGTTTCATAGCCTCGTCCTTTCGGAGCTAGAGGTGTTACGTTAACAGTAAAGGACCGTCGAGACTCCAATGGTATCTGCACCTACCTCGCCTCGACGGGAGACATCGAAGGAATGCAGCCCTCGATGAATAACGTGAGCCTCTTAGAGAGCCACTCAGGTTGATAAGACCTTTCGTGCCTTTCTAGCTCGTCTCCGACTTGGTTATCAGCCGCCTCTTCGACGCGTTGATTCTTTTTCTCGACCCAGGGCTCACAGCAAGGTCATGTGGGTCTTCTCGTGGTTTCGGAAGGGCTGTTCGACACAGTTCCCATCACTCGCCTTACCAACCTAGACCATCATCGCATCAGGGCCGCACCTGTGGATCCGAGTTACAGTCCAACTCTTCCTCACTCTGTAAACCCTGGAGTGACTTATGTCATCGGCTCTATACGCGAGACGACTTCGTTCCCTTCTGCTCTTACGAACCTGGCACCCACTGCCATCGTCGGGGATGTCCCCGATCTTTCGAGCTCTCGTACGCTCAATAGACCTCTCCAAGCCCTCCCGCCGTGCCAGGACGGAATGTCCCAGGACAGCAGCCCGAAGAGGTCCACTCAACGTACGAGAGACGGAAAGCCGAATGGAGTGACTCATTCGAACCTTCCGTCTCCCAACCCCGTATTCGTCGCGTATCGTTCCGCGAGACTTGCCGAGGAGGCCTTTCTAGGCCGTGACAGCCGCCGGAGCCGCTTCCGTGCTCTCGGCAGGAATGAGACCCTTCTGCTTCGCCAGCGCGAGAATCGCGGCATTGGTCTTGCGCCGCTTCGCTTCACGCTCACGCATCTTCGCCTTCGCCTCGGGCGTCTGCCGCTGCTTCGCGCGATCGCGAGCCGCCGCGTTCCTCGCCTGAATCTCCAGTGCGGCCTTCGCGAGGTCCTCGTCGCTGAGCTGGCCGACTTCCGATGCAATCTCGTCGAGCATGTTCATGTTGTGTAACTCCTCTTGAGGTTGTGCTCTCCCACGAACTTGTGGTCCAGACGAAAGTGATTGTCCTTCCTTTCAAAACGAAAGTCAAGCGTTTTCTTCAGAAATTTCGTTCTCAACCTCCTCGGGGAGGGCTACTCTGTTTGGCAAACCGAGGACTGCATCGCGTGCCTGTTTGAGCGCCTCTTCCATCTCGACACCGCCAACGGTATGAAGGAGTTCGGCCTGAGAGAGGATCTTCTTCATCACGTCGGGATCGGACAGAAGTTGTGCGAGCTTGTCGTCGATGTCCGTGATACGAGGAAAGAGGATCTGCTTCGCAAGCGCTTCTACTTCCTCGGGTGGGAGCGAGTCCTTTGCGCTTCTCAGAACCTGACGACTCTTCGCAGCGCTCTTTCTCGCAGCTTGCTTCCTCTTCTCTCTGTTCACGGGATCGTTGTAGTACCTCTTTCTATACTCCACCGTTCCAGCAGGCACGCCATACTTGTTCCTCTTAGTCCTTCCGTCTCCTTCTTCTCTCGCTCCAGGTATCTGGACGAGCATAACGTTCTCGATCTTGTTGTGAACTGGATTCCCATCCAGCCACTTCGGCTCAAGGATGAGAGGTAGCAGACCGTAACGAAGCGTCGCAAGCAGAAAGAGTTCAGGAGCACATCTCCCGTCTGACTCTCTCCTACACCACAAGGACCTTCGGTACGGAGATCGATACTTGTACTCCTCGAGCGCAGCGTACGCCGTGAAGCCTTGGGCTCGAAGAGCTTCATCGAACAGATCGACCTCTTGATGAACAGCGCTCGAGAACGTAGGCTTCCCTTCGTTCGTGAGGAGGTCGATGACTTGTAGTTCCTGCTCGCCAATCGGGTGGAGGGTGGTGTCAGTCATTTGAAAGCGATTTTACATGATTCCACTGCGGAAATCAACTCGATTAGTTCTCTATGATCAACCCGACGAGGATTCTTGTTCGTCGAGAGGACACCTATCTTTCTGCGAAAGCACGGAGAGTTGCAGGACGCCTTACTACGAAGCAGTTCGAACAAAGTTCTCTCGTTCTCTGCCGTTAGATCATAGAGCACAAAGTCCTCCTGGGTCGATCAACTTCCGTCGAATAACCCGCGTAAAATGCGGCGATTTTTCACGTTTCGCAACTTTCGAAAGTATGCTCTACCGAGGACGCGAGGACGCCTAGTGCTTCTATCGAAGTTCTCGCGCCTTTAGGTCTAGATATAGATAAATATATTTATATATACCTATTCTTCGTTCGACGTGGGAATTATCTCTCACGGGCACACGGGACGTCCTCGATCCTTCGGGTGGTAAACATTAGAAGTTTGCCCAACCCGTAAAATCCGTACGGATTTCATCGATTTTGGCGTGAAAGTTCCCAACCCAGCGTCGAACATTCATCTCGTTCTCTAACAATTGAGCACAGAGAATCCTTCGGAAAGATGATCGAGCTACCACTGCGGACGGTTGACCTTTTGGCCCAGACCCTGTATAATGTGTATCATGAGTCGAGGTGTAGTCCAGAGTTACGTTGACAGGCTCCTTCGAAGGAGCAAGAGAGTCGGCTTCGCTGTGTACTTCGTAGTGCAGAGCGAGCAGGTGATCTACGTAGGATGCACTTCGAGTCTCACTCAAAGGACTCGAGCCCATCGGAAGCGATGGGGAGCTGCTGTAGACGTTCGAACACAGTGCGTCGTCGAGACTCAAGCTGAAGGAGAACGACTCGAGTGGGAACTGGTGCAGAAGCTACGAGGTCGAGGAGTGTTCCTTTGGAATGACGTTATTCCACGAGGCGGTAGATCTCCAAATGCAGCTGGTGGGAGACGGCTTGTAGACGGTCATCTGCGTAGAGTACAAACGGCAGAGGATCGTGCTGCAGTTCGACGAGGCATAGAAGGCGGAGCCATGATGGCTCTGATAGACAAATGACTTCCTTTGACAAACTCTCCGACGTGCATGTGGTTGCGAGAGAAAGAGCGAGAGAGGACTTCGCGTACTTTGCGAATCACGTGATGGGCGCTGGTCTTCCGGACGAGGCCTGTGTGGTCGTGCAGAAGTGTATCGAAAGAGGATCGGTCTCCTCGATCATCCAGTTCGACCTGCCAAAGCACAAGCTCAATGCCCTTCAGAACGCAGCGCATGGATGGGCATCTCTGATCGAGAGAGACCTGCCGACGGACTACTCCTTCCAGCCGTCTTCGACGTACGTCTGGCTTTTCGGAGAAGCAGCATGAGCGAGCCGTTCTATTCTCTGAAAGGTGGAGCGACGGCTCTCACGCGCGGAGAGGGTCAGGCCTTCGCGCGTAGCATCCTGAACTCTCAGGCCTATCGCGACGACTTGAAGCTTCGCGCGTCGCAGGGAAAGCTCGCTCCTGCTGTGGAAGTGATGCTGTGGCACTATGGTTACGGGAAGCCCGTTGAGCAGGTGAACATCAACGTCACTCCGGGCACCGAAGACCTTGCATCTCTTCCCATCGACGAACTACACCGCAGAGCTCTCGAGCTCGAACGGTATCTCGCAGAGGCAGTGCAACTGGCTGAAGCGATTCCGGCAGAGATCCTGTACGGGACTGCACCAGGAGCTGCTTCTGCGAACTACGACTCGAAAGACACTACAAACGTCACTCACTAGTCGTTGCTGACTCAAACGTCTCCCTCCCTCTTCGAGTCACTCGACCCGGCCCGCAAGAAACTCGCTTACGAGCGAGCAGCGGAACGGGTCCGAGAGATCCTTTCTTCCGCACCTCCTCTGCTCGCCGCTTACCAGCTCGAGATGCGGAGGAGAAGGTGGTTCGATGATCCAGGTCTCTGGGCCAAAGAGCGGTTAGGAGACGTGCTCTGGTCTGGTCAGCTGAAGATCATCCAGTCCGTTCACGATCATCGAAAGACTGCAGCGCCCACCTGCCATGAGATCGGAAAGAGTTACGGCGCTTCTATCGTAGCCGGTTGGTGGCTAGACGTCCACAATCCCGGTGACGCATTCGTCGTCACTACAGCACCCACAAACCCACAGGTCCGAGTCATTCTCTGGAAGGAGATCGGACGAGTCCACTCTCGCGGCAACCTCAAAGGCCGTGTCAACCAGACAGAGTGGAAGATGGACGTACGAGATCCGAAGACAGGTCTCGTGAAGGAAGAGACTGTTGCGATGGGCAGGAAGCCCAACGACTACTCTCCTACGTCCTTTCAGGGCATTCATGCGCCCTTTGTTCTTGTCATCGTGGATGAAGCGAATGGCGTACGAGGTTTGTGGGAAGCTCTGGACAGTGTGATCGCGAACGACAACTCGAAGCTCCTCGCCATCGGCAACCCCGACGATCCTTCCGGCGAGTTCTACGAAGCCTGTAAACCGAACAGCGGCTACAACGTCGTGTCCATCTCTGCCTTCGACTCTCCGAACTTTACAGGAGAGCCGATGCCGAAGGCGGTACTCGACCAGCTCGTAGGAAAGAAGTATGTCGAAGAGAAGAGGGCGAAGTGGGCTCCCTCTTGGACTTGGACCCCAGACGGACGGAGGTGTGTGCCTCCTGCCGATGGTAAGCTCGAGGATACCCATCCCTTCTGGCAGAGCAAGGTCCTGGGCCAATTCCCTGTACAGTCCTCAGTCGGGTCTCTCATCCCCTTGTCGTGGATTCGCCTCGCTCAGGAGAGGGATCTTGTCCCTTCCGGGCCGAATGTGCTCAGCCTCGACGTGGGAGCTTCTGAAGGCGGAGATCCTTCCTGCTGTGGGCTCAATCAGAACGGACACTTCCGTATCCTCTATGAGGAAAGGGAGCCCGATACGATGAAGACCACGGGGCGCTTCATCCGTACGTTCGCAGATCCTCGCTACTCTGCTGCGCTTGCGAAAGTCGACTACATCGGTGTGGGAAGAGGCGTAGTGGATCGGGCCAGAGAACAGAACCTCCCAGTCTTTCCCGTGCAGGTCGGAGAGGGCTCTACGATCGTGCGCTGCTTGGTCTGCAAGCACGAGTGGGACCACGCTGAGTACTACTCGATGAAGCGGCAGCAGAACAAAGAGCGGTGTCCGCAGTGCGCGAGTGACCTGTTGATGAAGGTCTTTGCGGATCTTCTCTCACAGATCTGGTGGAAGGTGAGAGAGGAGTTCGAGGCTGGGCGTATCGATCTCGATCCTACAGACGAAGACCTTGCGGAGCAACTGCTCACCGTGTCTTGGGCGCCAAACTCCAAAGGACAGATCAAGGTCTCGTACGGGACAGGTCCTTCTCCCAACAGGGCGGATGCGCTTATGATCTCCTACGCGCCGCAGAATACCTTGGCGCAGATGGACGATGGGATGGTCTCGTGGTAACACCTGTGGTAGGTCGAGCTCGTGCACATCAAGAGATGTGGGAAGACTCTGTGCAAGCCGGAGACTTCTGCATCAACGAGAACGGCACGTACATCCTGTGCGTCTGTCCTTGTGGGTGTGCAGGCATGATGAACCTGAAGATCTATCCCGAAGGGACTGAAACGGTCTCGCATCCTGCTTGGTCCTGGGACGGGAACAGAGAGCATCCGACTCTCAAGCCGAGCATCCGCGACCTGAGCAGTTGTCGCTTTCACGGCTTCCTTACACAGGGCACCTGGACGTTCGAAGGCGATAGTGGAGTGAAGAGCTGATGGACCCATATCTCCAGAGCGTCATCGACGCAGGTAGGATTCGAGCTGCTTCGCAAGCGGCACCGAGTCCTTCTGCGCCTTCGCCTACTCCGAACCGAGACATCCTCGAAGCCCTTCAGTCCGACAACCATGAGATCCGTGCAGCGGCGAGTGTCGTACTCGACCGTATCATGTTTCTCAGGCAGGCTGGCATCACGTTCAATGGTGCGAGAGACCTCTACGCCGTACTAGGGTACGATCGGCTCATCACGACTCGGCAGTACAGAGATCGCTATGCTCGAGGTGGCATCGCAGGTCGGATCATCGACACGCCAGTGAATGCGACGTGGCGTGGTGTGATGGAGGTTGTCGAGGACAAGAACGATAAGAACGATACCGAGTTCGAGAAGGCGTGGAAGACTGCGAATCAACGTCTTCAGATCCAGGCCAAGCTTCAAAGAGCTGATCGTCTTGCAGGCCTCTCGACGTACAGCGTGATCCTCCTCGGCGTGAGGGGACAAGGCGTTCAGGGAGAGGACATCCTCTCTCAAGAGCTGCCGAAAGGCCGTCCTGAAGACCTGATGTACCTCGCGCCCTTCCTCGGTGGTGGAGGTCCTGGAGGGGATACACGTTCTCGCGCAGCAGCGGTTGATGCGGACTGCACGATCATGGAGTACGAGACCGATGTCTCTTCTCCTCGGTTCGGACTGCCGAAGCTCTACCAGCTCAGACGGACGGACATCTCGAGTCCAGCCTTTCAACGCCCAGTCCACTGGTCGCGAATCATCCACGTCGCTGAAGGCATCTTGGACAACGAGGTCTACGGCCTTCCTGCTCTCGAGCGCGTGTGGAACCTCCTCGATGATCTTGACAAGGTGACAGGTGGAGGTGCCGAGGCCTTCTGGCTTCGTGCGAACCAGGGCCTCCACATGAACATTGACAAGGACATGGCACTGCCTGTTGCAGCAGGACAGACGGCGGCACAAGCTGCTGCGGCGCAGGTCGAATCCTTGAAACAACAGAGTGAGGAATACAAGCATCAACTCACTCGGTGGCTGCGTACGCGTGGCGTCGAAGTCAACACACTCGGAAGTGATACAGCGGACTTCGCCAATCCAGCCGATGCCATTCTCACCCAGATCGCTGGTAGCAAGGCCATTCCGAAGCGCATTCTCACTGGGAGTGAGATGGGCGAGCTTGCGTCCTCTCAGGACCGAGACAACTGGAAGGATCAGGTTAACGGGAGACAGACGCAGTACGCTGGGCCTTACATCGTACGCCAGTTGGTCGATCGGCTCATCGACTACGGGTATCTTCCACCTCCCTCCAAAGGACAGCACGAGTATACCGTCAAGTGGCCGAACGTGCAGACGCTCACAGAGGAAGAGAAAGCACAAGGTGCGAAGCAGTGGGCGTCTACGAACGCGACACAGGGCATGACGGTCTTCACCGAAGAAGAGATCCGCGACAAGTGGTATGGGATGGAGCCGCTGAAGCCTGAACTCAAAGTGCCCGTCAAAGGCAGGATGAGCACGCCGCAGCCGGAGGATGGTGGAGAAGAGCCTCCGCAGCCTCGTACACTCGAAGAGGGCACTCTTCTGCGTCAGCTCGAAAGTGCTCTCGAAGAGAACGACTTCGAAGCAGTCGGACGCCTCATAGGAGGAAGGGCATCTTCCACTCAGAACATCGAGGTCCATGTTCCTGCTCCGGTCGTGAACGTCAAGGTCGATCAGGGGTCCAGAAGGACCACAGTCACAAAGCGCGACAGAGATAGCGGCGCGATCATCGAGACGGTGTCGGAGGGCGTAGGTGCTTAACACAAAGCTCTCTGTTGCATGCGCGAACGCGAGTGTCGACGCTCAGACTGCCCTTCTGAACGGCGGAGAAATGCGGCTTTACACAGCACCTCAACCTGCGGATGCGGACACTGCGATCACGACTCAGACCCTCCTCGCCACCTTCACCTTCGGCACTCCTGCTTTCGCAGCAGCGATGAGCCGAGTCGCACTGGCGAATACGATGGGCTCGGATCTTGACGCACCTGCAACAGGAGACGCTGCTTGGTTTCGTCTTAGGACCTCTGGTGGCGCTTCTGTGATGGACGGCTCGGTTGGGACTGTCGACGCGAACTTCATCATGAACGATCCTCACGTCGTTCAGCACGCTCGTGTAGACGCAGACGCATTCGCAATAACGGCACCTCTTGGCTGATTCGAAGATCTCTGCGCTTGTCGACGAGCCAGCACCGGCTCAGGACGCTCTGGTCGTGATTGTCAACGACCCAGCGGGGAGTCCTGTCAACCGGAAGAGCACCTTAAGGCATCTGTACGACTCCTTCGTCTCGTGGTTGGACAGCGTAGGCCTCGCAGCCATCCGCATCATCGGAGGAAGCACTCCTTCGACTCCTGCGGCGGGAGAGCTCAAGCTCTTCGTCGATGCAAGTGGGAACCTCTCGGTCGTAGATGCGAACGGGGATGTCACGAAGATCGTACCTCTAGGCCTTACAGCTGGACGTGTGCCCTTCAGGGGAGCGGCTAGGATCTTAGACGATGACGCAGAGCTGAACTGGGATGATACGCAGAAGGCTCTGATCGTTGGTACGGGGACTCCCGTCTCGAAGTTCCAAGTCAACGGCAATGCAAGGTTCGGTTTTGGTCTGCCGGTCTCGTACCAGACGACGATCAGCATCATAGGCGGGATCAGCGCTGGAGATACGACAATCGCAGTCGTGTCTACAACTGGCTTCCCGACGATGGGAGTCGTCAAGTGCCAGGGTGAGCTGATCACGTATACGGGAAAGACGGGCACTTCTTTTACAGGCTGTGTTCGAGGCCGGTTCAATACCACGGCTGCGACGTTGCTCCTCAGCTGGTTGCGCCGCCTAGCTTCAGTGGAGTAGGACGGGTTGCTACGCAGATCGTTGCAACGGGAGTCGGCAGGACGATCTCGCCACGAAGCGGTGTTGGGTGGATGAGCACGAGAGGAACGACTACGAGGGGAGAAGGACGTGTGGTTCTTTCGCGTCCTCGTCGCACCACTTCCATTCGATTCGACGAACTTCTTGAAGACGCGGAGCTGTTTTCATGACACGCAGTGAGCTGTGGGCGGCGTGGATCTCAGACAAGAAGGTCACCTTCACGCCTGAGGAGCGAGAGCAGTTGCAGCAGATGTTGGTGGAGCGAGAGCTTAGAGTGCTCAAGCTCATGAAGGACCGAAGAGACGCAGCGTGACGAAGTATCACCGAGAGCTGATGCTGAAAGGCCTCGTCGTGAGTGCCGAGCGTCGCTCTCTGCTCGAAGTCCTGGAGGCTCATGCGTATTCGTCGACGCAAGTGCAGTTGCCACAATATCTTGCGAGTGCGATCAAGGGTATTCAAGACCTCGTTCCGGAAGAGGACTTGGCGGAGGATGGGAAAGAGAGTGACTACCACATCACCGTGAAGTACGGGCTTCATACGAACGAGTGGATGGAAGTTGCGGAGGCACTGTCGGACGAGTCGGATCCGATCGAGTTCACCTTCGGGGAGCTCGCACTCTTTACAACAGTAGAGAAATACGATGTCCTCATCGTGCGGGTGCAGAGTGAGTGCCTCCATCGTCTCAATAAGAAGCTTTCTGAGAGGCTTGACGTAACAGATACACATCCGGTCTACTTCCCACATGCTACGGTCGCGTACATCAAGAAGGGCAGAGGCGTCCTGCTCAATGGGCGCCAGGACCTGAATGGACAGTCGGGCACCGTGTACGGTATTCGCTTCTTTTCGAAGGGTGGAACGAACACGGACATCTTGACGGCTTCGCCGAAGGCTCTTACGGCGCGTCCTGAAAGCGAACTCGTCATGCAAGCAGCGGCTGATGAGCACCTCAAGAAGCTCGTGAAGTTGTACGAATATGCCTTCAAAATGGGCCGCCTTGGTGTTGATCGAGGAGCACTTGAGACGGCGATTCTCGCTAGGAGTGAAGAGAGCGTTCTTGCAGCGATGGCTAACGCGCCTGGCGCTGTGGGTGCTGCGATGGAGGAGTTCCTTGAAGGTGTGATCCTCAAAGCCCTAAAGGCTGGAGGGGACGCAGGTATCCGACTTCTCAAGAAGAGGATGCGCGCCGCCTCGAGCCTTCGTAGTGCTGCAGGAGAAGACGACTTCCTCACGATGGCCTTCGACGTCTCGAATAAGAACGCTGTTGCTTGGGCGAAGAAGTACGCCGCACAGGAAGTCACGAACATTACGGAGTCAACAAGAAAGAAGATCAAGGACGTAGTCGTCAAGGCTTTGAAGGGCGAGGAAGGACCACGCGAGCTCTACAAGAGCATCCTGGAGTCTATCGGCAACAAGGATCGAGCACAGGCCATCTCGCGCTTCGAGCTGATGCAAGCGTCCAACGAAGGACAACGACAAGGCTGGTCTCAGGCGGTCGACAAAGGTCTTCTGAACGGAGATGAGAAGCGCGTCTGGATTGCGACAGAAGGCGCATGCTCTCTGTGCGAAGGGCTCGACGGACAGACCGCTCCGCTTGGCGAGGAATATCCAAACGACGGAGGAGACGGGCCTCCTCTTCACGTAGGTTGTCGGTGCACGGAAGGGCTGACAGCATGATCAAGAAGGTCGGAGAGAAGTGGGTACTCTTCACAAAGGACGGCTCGAAGCGTCTTGGCACCCACGACACTCGAGAAGAAGCAGTCGCACAAGAGCGTGCGATCGAGATCTCCAAACACAGGAGTGCTGAGATGAATCCTGAGCTGAGAGAGTACATCCTCATCGGCGCGACAGGAAAGGTCGAGACCAAGCAGTACAATGGTCGAGACTTCTACGTCGTGCCGGTAGTGGCCTTGATGGAAGGAGTCATCCATGCCGTCAATGCTGAGACGCCTGAGTTCGTCTCCGAAGAGTGCCTTGCAGCAGCGGCACATACTTGGAACGGACGGCCTCTGGTCATAAACCATCCGACGAAGGATGGTGTGCAGATCAGTGCGAACAATCCGACCGTGCTCGAGCAGCAGGGGATTGGACACATTTTCGAGAGCCGCATGAACGGGAAGAGACTGGGCATGCAGGCTTGGGTCGATCCGACGAGGCTTGAGACCCTAGGGCATCATGACCTTCTGAAGCGGATCAAGGAAGGCAAGAAGATCGAAGTCAGTGTAGGCGCTTTCGTCCGTACGATGGCCGAAGACGGCGAGCACAACAAGAAGAAGTACAAGGCAAAGTGGGCCGTCGCAGCTGGTGACCATCTTGCTATCCTTCCGAATTCGCGTGGTGCGTGCTCGGTCGAGATGGGGTGTGGACTTCATCGGCATGCGGAGGCCTTCGAGCTCACGGACGAGGGCATGAGGAGCTTGGGTGGGCCGGGAAGTGGCTGGTCTGCCGAAGGTGGACACGTCCCAGGCTCTCAGGGCGGAGGCTCTTCAAGCGGCGGAAAGGGTGGAAAGCTCGACGCCATGCAGAGCGAGCTCCACCACAAGGACGCAGCGAAGGCCTATCAAGACGCAGCGTCTGCTGTAGACCATCTTGCGTACTCCACCGAGCCTACGAAAGAGGTCATCAAGGGAGCCAAGGACGCCGTCAAGAAGGCGATCGCTGCAACGAAGAAGACTGGCGCTCAGCCGTACGCGATGCAAGCCGCTCAGGCGTACCTTCGGATGGCGGACAAAGCCAAGGATTCGGAGACGCGCGAGAAGCATCTGAAGGAAGCCCAGAAGATGCTCAACCAGGCTGCGTCGTGGCACAAGAGCGCTGCGAAGACGGTGATGAAGGAACCTCCTGTCGAACACAAGCCGAAAGAGAGTCCTTCGGAGTTCCAGAAGCGTCTCGAGAAAGAAGCGAACTGGGGACCTCGTCCAAAGGCGCTTCCCTCCGACTGGGGCACTCTTCCTGGCGGCCAGAGAGTGAAAGGATCGAAGAAGATGCGAGGCTATGCTGAGAACTTCCGTGCAGGTCTTCTGCGCCTGCTGGGAGAGCAGGAAGAGGACACGATCGTCTTTCTCACTCTCGCAGAGGCTTCTCTTGACGATCGCATCTCTGCGGTGAACGAAGCTGTAAGAGCGATGTACGCGGACGACAAGGAGAACAAGTACGCGTACGCTCGCTGCGTCTACGACGACTACGTCATCATTTCCTGCGACGGAAAGCTGTGGAGGATGGCGTACGAAGTGGACGAGACGAACAAGGTCACGCTCACGGGTGAGAAGACCGAAGTTCGTCAACTCCCACCAAAATTCGTCCCCGTCGACTACGAAGAGGATGACGACGAGGACTACGATCTCGAAGACCTCGAGAGGTTCGTGGCCGCCGCCGGCGCACGACACTCGGCGTCTGACCGAAAGGCTCTTCAGACCATCCACGACAACGTGGTTGAGCTGGGTGCCGAGTGTAAGGAGATGAAAGCAGCGGCGGCAAACCCTGGATGCAAGTGTGGCGGGCATCGCTCCGCCGAAGGAGGAGACAACATGGACCGTATTGCCCGTATCAAGGCCTTGACGGAGAACAAGCACAACCCCGTCAAGGTGCTGAAGGCGCTGGAGGCGATGAGCGACGAGGAGCTCACTGCTCTCGAGACGCACTGCACCACAGTCGAGAAGGCCGAGAAGGACAGCACCGAAAAGGTGACTGCTCTCACGACCGAGGTCGAGACGTTGAAGGCTGCTGCAGCCAAGACGCCGACCGACGAGGAGTATCTGAAGACGGCTCCTCCGGCGATCAAGACGCTTGTCGAGACTGCGAGAGCGGCCGAGACGAAGCGAAAGGACGAGCTCGTCGAGGTGCTGAAGACAGCACAGAGCCTGCACAAGGAAGAGGCTCTGAAGACCTTCGACCTTGCTCGTCTCGAGGAGATCGCGGCCCTCGTCGGCGCGAAGCCGGCTGTCGACTACAGCGGTGCGAGACTGGTTCCTCGCGCGGCTGGAGAGAACGATCCGTACCTCAACCCGCCGAACCCGTATGGAGACGAGGCGCTCAAGGCGTACGCGTCGCGCACGGGCATCGCTCACTAGGCCAGTTCGACGGCGCCTATGAGCGCTGTCAGAAGGAGTAGCACACATGGCAGTCACACAGAAGGATCCCAACACGATCTGGTTGGGTGGGCCGAGGACGGAGATCGGAGATCTTGCGGCCGAAGAGGCGATCACTCCTGGTCACCTCGTCGAACGTCACGTCAGCGCTGGCGTGATCCGCTGGAGGAAGCACGCTACCGCAGCCGTTGCGACCGCACGCGCAGTGGCGACCGAACAGTCGATGCTCAACCAGGGTGTCGATGACGCCTACGCCGCTGGAGACCTCATGGAGGTGTCCGAAGGCGCCGGCGGTTCGACGTTCTGGATGCTGATCGCGTCTGGTCAGACCATCGTCGCAGGCGACAAGCTCGAGAGCGCGGGTAACGGTACGCTGCGCGTTCTCGCATCGGGCGTCGCTCTGTTCTCGGCTCTCGAAGCCAAAACCGCAACCGCTCTGACGCGCATCCGCGTCGAAGTCGTCTAGCATCGACGCCACATAGCGTCAGGAGGAATCTACATGTTCGATCAGATGCGTTGGACAGCCGGCAACGGCAAGAGCCCGATCGCAGGAGCGCTTCTCCGGTCTCTCGGAGAACAGGGGGAACTGTCCATTCCCGCCTTGCGCGCTCTGTCGCCGTTGAGCGACAAGGCACAGGTCATGGTGGACAAGGCTGTCGTCGAGGTGGGTCTCGAACGGCTGGTGTTCGCGGCGGACCTGATGGCGGAAGGGCTGACGTACAGTCTCCCCGATCCTCTCAGCGTGACACAGCTCGAGTGGGACCAGGGGAACAAGATCGGCACTGCCCAGAGGACGATGAGTCCTGCGGCTCGTGGAGAGAACCAGCTCCAGGATCGCAAGCACAAGCGGTTGCCGATCTACCTCACCACGGATGACTTCTCGCTCGGCATCAGAACACTGAAGATGTCCGAGAGGGTCGGTCAGCCGCTGGACACGGCGATGATCAAGCAGTCGGTTCGTCGGGTGAACGAGAGCATCGAGGACGCCGCCATCAACGGTGCCACGACTCTCGACGGCCAGGCGTTGACCGTTGCGGGTTACGGTGCGCCGGGTCTCCTGAACGCGCCGAATGCCAACACGCAGGCTCTGAGCGTCGACTGGACGGCAGCGAACGTCGTGGGCACCACGGGTCCTGCGATGATCAACGACGTTCTTGCGATGATCGCGAAGGCTCAGGCGGACCTGAAGTACGGGCCTTACAACCTGTACATCGGGACGACGGCTGGGACGGTCATCGAAGGCGACTTCAAGGTCAACACGACCGACACCATTCGGGAGCGTCTCGAGCGCATCCAGGTTGGTGGTCGGCCGCTGCGGATCAGGATCGCCGACAGGATGCCGAACAGCGCGACGGGGACCCAGATCGCGCTCGTGCAGATGACCAGCGACGTGGTCGAGATGGTGAACGGACAGCCGCCGACGGTGATTCCGTGGACCTCGCTCGACGGGTTCACGTTGTACTGGCTGATCATGGCCATCATGGTCCCGCGCGTACGCGACGACTACGACGGCAACTCGGGCGTCGTGCTCGGAGTCAAGAGCTAGTAGGGACGAGGGTTGGAGGAGAGTAGGTCTCCTCCAGCCCGTACTTCACAGCCTTGGGAGGGCAAAATGAGTACACCAACACCACCAGTACCGCCGACACCACCAACGCCTGCAAAGCCGTTCGTGTCTGACTTCGTCTTCACAGGACTACCAGGCACACCGTTCAACATCGAGCGTAAGGCAGGAGGGTTCGGCAAGCCTGGAAGCGTGAGCGTCGGAGGCACGATCGTCTCACTCTCTTCGTGGACGGATCAGAAGATCAAGGGTGAGATTCCCAAGAGCGCCAAGATGGGTCCTGTCGTCGTGACTACGGAAGACGGCGTGACCTTCAAAGGATAGACGATGCCAACCATTGACGCCGCAGTTGGTGGTGCGAGTTCGAACTCGTACGAGACGCACGCAGAAGCGAACACGTACTTCGACGAGAGGCTCCCTCTTAATCCTCCGTGGGTGACGAGCGGACAGGAAGCCGTGTTGATCATGGCGACGAGGCTATTGGACGCGCTCGCACAGCCGTTCAAGACCTTCTTCCCAGCCATGAATGGCTCTCCTGCGTACTACCGAGTGCGGCGTCAGTGGACTGGTAGTCCCGCCACAGCGACCCAAAGGCTCGCATGGCCTCGCGTCGGAATGTATGACTCGAACGGCAATGCAATTGCGAGCAACGTTATTCCCATCGAGCTCAAGTGGGCAGAGAGTGAGCTTGCGGGACAGCTTCTCAAGGCCGATAGGACTCTCGACAACGATGTGATCGTGCAGGGCGTTACGAGTGTGAAGGCTGGGAGCGTTGCTCTGACCTTCAAGGAGAACATCATCCCGCAGGTGATACCGGATGCCGTGTACAACCTGCTGCCACAGAGCTGGTTGACCGACGAGCTCTACGTGATGGCCAACTCCGCACAGTTCGACGTCGTGAGTGAAAGGCCTCCGGTGCTCGGAGAGGAGTCACTATGAGCCTCTTGGACGTCGTGAGAGCTGGTGTGGCTCTTGCGAATACGATCACACAGCCTTTGCAGGCTACGGTCGTGTACGAGAGACGTCTTACGTCTGATGATCAGGGGACTGGCGCCTTCGCCGCTCCAGTGAACCTCAAGGCCATCGTCGACTGGAAGCAGAAGCAGATCAGAACGCCGACTGGCGAGCTGTCTGTGAGTCGATCATACGTGATGTTCCTCGACATCGTTGCACTTGTTGCAGCTACCGGCGGAGAAGGCATCAACGACCAGGACCTGATCACTCTGCCAGACGGGACTACGGGACCGATCTTGGACATGAGTGGGTTCATTGATGCAGGGACAGGACACCCCGTGGCGACCGAACTGTGGCTGGGATGATCACCATTTGCATGACCTACTTCAAGAGTCTCCAGCTTGCAAACCTCGAAGCTGCTCTCTACTCGGTAGGGAGGCAGAGGCTGGATCACGTGCAGGAGATCATCCTGCTGGACAACAACACGGAGGACACGTACGAGGATGTGAAGTGGGCCGTTGAGCATGCGAAGGTTCCGAAGCCTGTCAGTATCATACAGGCGAAGCATGGGGATAGGACTAAGACGCACGCGTGGTCGAGCAATAGAGTCATCGGACAAGCGAAGACGCCTTGGGTCTTCTTCACGCGAGCAGATTACATCCTGGACTTCAGGCTCCTGGACAAGTGCATGATGGTCATAGAGCAGTATCCGAGAGACGACTGGGACGGGTTCATCACTGGACACGTCTATCATCTCGGAGTCGACATCGGCGTCGTGAATCACGCAGCGTGGCGGCAAGAAGGCCCACAGGTTCTGAAGGGCCTGCCTGGCGTGGAGAACGACTATACGAGTATCGATTCTGGCGTCTGGATGGGACGGAGAGCGTCTTGGGAGAGGGTCGGAGGACTCGACGAGCGGCTTACGGCATGGGGGCATGCTCAGACAGACTTCCAGCACCGACTCTACGAGACTGGGACTGAGTTCGTGAAGATCCACGAGGCTCTGTTCTACCACCCTCAGCACAGCGCGGAGCGCGATATAAACGCAGCACACGAGCAGTTGAAGGCACAGGGTAGAGACATTCGTGAGATGTGGAAGAGATACGACGGAAAGAAGCCTTACTCATGAGACCTTACAACCGCTCGCTCCACCCTGACGACTACGCCTTTCTCGCGAAGTGGGATACGGAGCTCCATGCGTTTCTGGATACGATGGTGAGGAGAAAGGTGCCGCATCGTGAGTGGCACCCACATCGGTTCTGGGAGTACGCGTCGATGATGCAGCAGATGGAGGAGCTCGGAATGAAGAGCGACATCGAGCTCATCGATGTGGGAGCAGGAGCGTCTTTCTTCGATCCGTTCTGCGCCTTCTACTATCCTCGTCTGTGCTGCACCGACTCCATGAAGTACGGAGACGTGACCCCGATGGTCGAGGCGCAGAGAAGAGCGTATGACGTTGCTCTTCCCCTCTACGACCTGATGCTCGAGGACATGAGTCCGAAGTGGGAAATTGGCTGGGGCGGAGCGACGAACAAGTTCGATGTGACGATGTGCATCTCGACCATCGAGCATGTAGACGGGCACGACCAAGCGATGAAAGAGCTGATCAGGATCACGAAGCCAGGCGGTTACATCTTCATCACCAGTGACTACTTCAGGGACCACGCTCAGTGGGAGGCCTCTCCGTCCAGGCATCTTCAAGTCACACCCTACATGCAAGAGAGCGTTGAAGCACTTCCTGCAAAGTTCGGCCTCGAGTTCGTAGGTCCCACGGACTTCGGGTATAAGGGAGACTTCGTTCACACGTACTCGTTCTGCAACCTCTGTCTTCGTAAACCATGACCAGTATCCACTTGGCTCTTCGGAGCCATGACAACGGAAAAGGCCAATGAGCAAAATCATACCTGTCTCGTCTCTCAACTCCGCTTACCAGATGAGCGGAGAGGGAAGCTGTTCGACTGTCACAACTTCGGGCCTTCCGATCAGGAAGATCCCACGCAAGAAGATTCACTGCATCCTGCCGTCGAGCCCGTGGCTGGCAGACTCGAAGACCAACGTGCCACTCGGTGTGCTGTACATCGCAGGCCTCCTGCGCGAGCAAGGACACGACGTACGAGTGACGTCGATGCTCGACAAGCGCTATGAGGGCAATATCCACCTGCCGGAAGAGGTGATGGACAGTGACGTTCACATGTTCGGGTTCTGCACGCCACAGTTCGGAGAGGCGCTCGAGCTCGCGGCGTACATCAAAGACAGGTGTCCTGAAGCGCTGCTGGTTGCTGGTGGTCCTCATCCGTCGTACGAGCCGAAAGAGGTCTACGAGGCAGGGAGACAGGAGCATTACCATTACAAGGGTGTGCTGGCTCAGAGGAGAGACTATCGCGCGGCTGACGGACGCAGACTGTTCGACTCTGTCGTTGTGATGGAAGGAGAGGTCGCTGTGCTCCAGCTCCTGTCGGACTGGGATGCTGGAAAGCTCCAGCCGTACTACTACGGCGATAAGGCCGATGCGATGGACCTCGACGCCATTCCATTTCCGGCCTGGGATCTTCTGCCGAAGGACCACATCTACAACGACGGCGTCGCGGTCATGAAGAAGAGGTACTTCCCGTCCGATATCCATCCGGATGCGAGCGGTGCTGTCATGAGCCTCATCGGCACACGCGGATGTCCTTACAAGTGCACGTACTGCAGCACGCCGTGGATCGGACAGAAGCCACGCTATCGCTCGCCACACAACATCATCACTGAGATGAGCCTTGTCATGGACAAGGGCGTCCGGATGTTCAAGTTCCAGGACGACACCTACACGCTGCACAAGACCAAGCTGAGGGAGTTGGCCGATGCCATCGACAGTGCCTTTGGACGAGACGCTTTCGCTGCGAGAATCCATACACGAGTCAACACTATGGATGATCATGTCGCTGAGTCTCTCAAGCGCATGTCCTGCAAGGTTACGTGCTTTGGCATCGAGAGCGGATCACAGCGAGTTCTTGACGCGAATCAGAAGGGAACGAAGGTCGCGCAGAACACGGCTGCGATCATCAAGGCTAAGGAGCACGGCTTCTACACCATCGCGTTCCTCGTGATCGGCATGGCTGGAGAGACGCTGGAGACGATGAAGGAGACACAGCAGTGGCTTCTCAGCGTCAAGCCCTACCTCGACTCGTGCAACCTCGCTGTCGGCATCCCGTATCCTGGCTCGAGGTGGTGGACCCATCCGCAAGAGAGCGGCATCGACATTAGGGATTACAACTACGACAACCAGTGGATCGTCGGGTTCTCGGCACGAGACGAGATCCTCGTTCGGCCACACGGAGCGACGGTCGACGACATGTTCAAGATCAAGCGCGAGATGTTCGACTTCCTCGTGTATCACGGCTGGGCGAAGGCCGAGTGGGACGAGGATGTCAGAATCCGTAAGCAGCAAGAGCAGGCTGCTCTCGAAGGCACTCTGACGGCTGCGTCTGGCCTGACGTACGCGGGGCACTGATGGCTTTCAGCAGAGTCAGTGTCTTGATCCCGACACGCAAGCGTCTTGATCGCCTCGGCAGGATGTTGGAGTCCTACGAGGCGACCACGAGAGGCGTAGAGGACAAGTCCGAGCTGGTCTTCCGAGCGGATGAGGATGATCCAGAGACTGTCGAGTTCCTGAAGAGCAGAGGGTACTGGGTGGGAGTCGGACCGAGAGAGAACGGCTATCGGAGCCTCCCACTCTTCTTCAACCAGCTGCTCTCAGGAGCGACGGGCGATGTGCTCATGTGTGGGAACGATGACATGGTCTTCGTCACTCCAGGCTGGGCACCGAAGCTCTTGGCGACAGCGGATCTGTTCGTGGACGGAGTGTTCGATCTTGGAGTGCGCACACATAACGAGACACACTTTCCGTTCGCATGTGTCTCACGGCGTGTCGCAGACCAGATCGGCTTCCTCTTCGATCCTCGGATCTTCTGGGGAGACATCTATCTGCGAGACGTGATGGCGCACTTCGGACGGTGCGTCTACGTCCCGGATGTGCAGATCGATCATGAATGGATGGGTCACGCACCTGATCCGACATTCCTCGAAGGCGAGAAGGCACGACGCGACTCGCACATGCAGTACCATGCGATTGCAGTGGACGAAGCAGTCCAGAAAGTGAGGGAGTTACTCCAATGATCCCGGTGTGTGTTCCTGTTCTGAACAGGCACGATCTCTTCGAGCGGCTTCGAGATTCTCTCGAGGCAGGAGAGGTCAAGCCTCCGCAGATCATCGTCATTGACAATGGTCAGAAGTGGTCGTGGAGACCAAAGGAGGGAACGATTCCGGTCGAGGTCTTTACACCCATGAGACCGATGGGTGTGGCTGAGAGCTGGAACTGGTTCATCGATAGAGCGGATAGTGACGTGCTGCTCGCGAACGACGACATCGTCTTCGGACCTCAGTCCTACGGGACGCTGATCGCACAGCCGTCCTGCTTCGTGAGCTGCCACTACGGGTTCTCGTGCTTTGTGCTCAGGCGTGAGTGCGTGGAGAAAGTCGGACGATTCGACGAGACCATCTCTCCCGGCTACGCCTACTACGAGGACCGAGACTACTACAACAGAATGCAGGTTGCGAGGATTCAGGACATCGTCGTGGAGTGTGGAGTCCTGCACGAGCACAGTGCAACCTTGCAGGTCTACACGCCCTTGCAGATGGAGGAGCATCATAGAAAGTTCGCGATCGCGCACAAGAACTTCTTGAAGAAGTGGGGAGAGTCGGAGTGGTCACCTTCATTGTCCCGACCGTCGGCCGTCGAAGCCTCGTGAGGACACTCGAGAGCATTGAGTGCTGGCCAGGAGATGAGATTCTCCTTGTGGGAGATGGTGTCTACTCCAACGATCATCGGTGTCGGCATATCCTCGTGAACAGAGGGAACGACTGGGGACACTCGGAACGGAACCATGCGATGAAGTTCGTACGAACTCCGTACATGGCCCATATCGACGACGATGACTGGTACGTGCCTGGGTCGAGGGCAGTGATCCAGGATGCCATTCACAAGATGGAGAAGCCTGCACCCATCCTGTTCCGTATGCAGTTCCCGTGCGGAATCGTGCTCTGGCAGGATAAGGATGTGCGGTGTGGCAACGTCGGGACACCGATGATGATCATGCCGAACGAGCAGGAGAAGCTCGGGAAGTTCCTTCCGTTTGTGGGAGGGGACTGGGCCTTTCTCAGCGACTCAAAGTGGAACAAGGAGGACATCGTCTGGAGAGAAGAAGTCATAGCGCTCTTGGATCATGATCCAGGAGCACCGTCAAGTGCATATGCGTCTGGGAGGGCGTGATATGAGAAAGAAACTGCTGTGGGTGGGAGACGCAGGAGTCCCAAGTGGGTTCGCGAAAGCGACTCACAATATCCTGCACTACGTGATGCGAGAGTACGACGTGACGGTCCTCGGGATCAACTACCGAGGAGACCCACATGCGTACCCGTACGACATCTTCGCTGCGGCGCCAGGTGGAGACTTTCTGGGAGTCGGACGGCTTATTTGGATGTGTGATGCGGTCAAGCCGGACGTGGTCGTCATCCAGAACGATCCATGGCTCCTACCGCTGTACCTCAAGAAGCTGAAGAGCATCAAGGAGTACGCGAAGATCCCCGTCGTCGCTGCGTGTGCTGTCGATGGGAAAGGTCTCGAGTTCAAGCCGATGAACGGATTCGACCTTGCGATCTTCTGGACCCAGTTCGGCCTCGATGAGAGCAGAGCTGGAGGCTACGAGGGTGCGGCCTGTGTCATTCCGCTTGGTGTCGATACGAAGGTCTTCCACCCGATGGACAAAAAGGAAGCCAAGAACAAGAGGCTTCCAACCCTCGTCGACAACTTCATCGTTGGCAACGTGAACCGTAACCAAAGCAGGAAGCGCTTAGATCTTACGATAAAGTGCTTCTGCGAGTGGGTGAAGGACACGAGGAACCATGATGCGCAGCTCTATCTGCACGTTGCGCCGACGGGTGATACGGGTGTCGATGTCGTCCGGCTTATGCGGTACTACGGGCTGCTCGATCGACTTGCTCTTGTGCAGCCGGACACGTGGTACGGTATCACGGAAGAGGAGATGTGCCTCACGTACAACTGCTTCGATCTGCAGGTCACGACGTCGATCGGAGAAGGCTTCGGCCTTACGACGTTCGAAGGAGCAGCGTGCGAGGTCGCACAGATCCTTCCGAAGCACTCGGCTCTGCTGGAGTACTTCGAAGGCGCGGCGTGGCTTGTGGACTGCTCGTCCACGATGGTCCTCGATCCGAACAGCGCGATCGGAGGAGTGATCGACGAGCACAAGTTCATGAGCGCACTGGACGCCATGTACAAGAATCCACGGTACATCGAGAACAATGGACAGGCTGCCAGAGAGCGTGCTGCTCAGACACGCTTTACCTGGGAGCACGTTGGTCAGATGTACCTCGACGCGCTGAAAGGCGTGTTCGAGCGAAAGGAAGAGGTCGTAGGAGCCTAAGATGATCAAGGGGTCGATGGGCGGCGCAGACCAGGTAGTCTCGACGATCAAAAAGATCGCTGGCAAGTTTCCTGACCGAGTGGCGAAAGCCATCTATCAGGAAGCCCAGATCGAGATGACGGAAGCCAAGCGTCGTACCCCTGTCTCTCCTACTCCTGCACCGAAGGGAGTCGTTCCTGGTGCTCTACGAGCAAGTGGTACTGTGCATGAACCTCGACGCTCTGGGAACGACATTCACGTGCAGATGTCCTTCGGAAACTCTTCTATCGACTACGCAATCGTGCAGCACGAGAATCTGGACTACCATCACACCACAGGACAAGCAAAGTACCTCGAGAGCGTACTGAACGAGTCCAGACCACACATGGCAGCACGAATCGCAAAACGCATCTCTCTCAACAATCCGGACGCGAAGTAAATGCCTATCCTCGACGAGATCAAAGCAAGGCTGGTTGCGCAAGCTGTGCTTCCTGACGCCTCGATCCTGAAGACGGGGAGAGCCGTGATCCCTCCAGGCGATGGTCCGTACATCAGTCTGGTAGAGACAGGCGGGACAGGCGCTGCAAGGACACAGAACGACACAGCGACCGAGCGTCCATCGGTGTCCATAACTTCTCGAGCGAAGACTGCTCAGGCCGCTCGAGCTGCTCTCAAAGCTGCGTACGATGCCTTGGGAGGTGCTAACGGGCTGACGAATGTCACACTGAGCGGAACGTTCTATCTGAGCATCACAGCAACACAAAACATCACCGACATCGGAGAAGACGCGGCAGGAAGATTGATGTACGTCTTCAACATCGGTACGGAGAAGCAACCTTCGTAGAGGAGAGACACAGACATGACAATCGCAATCAGTTCACACGGAACAAAGGTTTCTCGAGCTCCGAGTGCTACTCCGACCACGTTCACGGAGATCGCTGAGCTGGGAGACTTGAAGCTACCCGAGCTCATGCGCAATGAGTTCGACGCGTCGGTGCACAACAGGAACATCGACGACTACGTGCTGGGGATCATGAGAAGGAATGCCTTCTCCTTTCCCTTGAACTTCTTGCCGACGAACGCCACGCACGACCATCTGACTGGTCTGTACAAGGCGCTCATCGACAACTCGATCGACGGCTACAAAATCGTCTTTCCGGACGTGGCGCTGACGGAATGGATCCTCAGCGGCCAGGTCCAGACGATCGCACCGACAGCACCAGTGGATGGGAAGCTGAGTGCGGATGTCACCATTCGCTTCAGCGGTCCGATGGTCGTCGGAGGTGTGGTGGTCGGTCTCTAGAGCTGCCCTCCCACAGCAGCCAGGAGAGGTAGGTCTGCCGGTCTCAGACCTCTTCTGGGCACGATTCGTGAGACCGGCGCATTCACTCTGTGGGAGGAGAAGAGAGATGACAACGACGTTGAATGAGGTGCCTGTGGTTGCGAAGTCCAAGGTAGTCAGCCGGAACGAGTTCCTCGCGGAGGATACCACGTTCTACAAGAAGATTCCTGGCTTCAAGCCGGACACGCTCTTCTGTCTGAGGAGTGTCTCTGCCGGTGCGATCATCGAGTGGCAGGAGGCGAACGAGGAGGCGAAGAGGACTGCAGGGCTTCGTCTGATCATTGCTGCGCTGGTTGATGGAGAGCCGGGTGTGGACGAGGGTGCGAGCGGCATGCCTCTCCTGACCGACAAGGATCTGCCGATGCTGCGGAGCAAGGCGCACAAGATCACCGAGGGCATCGTGAAGGAGATCATCGACATGAACGCCATGCAGGTCGTCGGCGCGAAGAAGGAGGAGTCAAAAAACTCCTAAGGCGGAGTCCTTTACGACGTCTCGCTCACCGGCTTGCTGAAATGGCGGGTGAGTGGGACGTCGATGGGATGCTCCGCCAAATGCCGATGCAGAAGCTCTTGAGCTGGATGGCGTACTGGGAACTACAGGAGGAAGAGCAAGGGACTCCAGAGTCGTTGAGAGCGGATTACCGCGCTGCTTCGATTCGAAAGACCATTGCGGATGTCTTCCGAGGCCAGAACAAGGCGCCGTATCCGCTGGAGAACTTTCGGCTGAAGTTTGACAAGGAAGTAGAGGCGAAGACTCCTCTCACTCCAGAGGAGAAGGTTAGTCAGAACGTTGCGATAGCCCACATCATCGCGATGGCACATAATACCAGTCTGAAAGAGACGGTGCACTAGTGGATATCGGAACCCTTACAGGCCACATTGCCATCGAGGATCAGCTTACTGGCAAGCTGACTCAGATGGCCTTTCAGGTCAAGCAGTTCGCCCATGATGTCGATGGAGCCTTTGGCGCCATGGCTATTGGCGCGACTGCTGTCGTTGCTGCCTTCGCGAGTGTGGCGACTGGCATTGTGGCACTGGGCAGTAAGGGTTCTACGATCCTCGGAGTAGAGAATGCATTCAATCGACTGGCGAAAGCTGCTGGGTCGACAGGGGATGCGCTCATAGAGGGATTGGACAAAGGTCTGCGAAGCACCGTCGACTCCATGGAGGAGATGCAGGCAGTTTCGAATGCCATGACTGCGGGAGTGAGACTCTCTGCGGATGACCTCGAGCTGATGGGTAAGGCTGCGAGAGAGATGGGAAAGGCGACAGGCACCGATGCCACGCAAGGCTTGGAGACCTTGTCGACAGCGTTGACGACGGGAAGGACACGAGCTCTTGCCATGGCAGGAATCGTAGTCGACCTGTCCACAGCAGAGCAGGACTACGCAGACAGTTTGGGCATCTCGGCTTCGCAGCTCACGGAGAACCAGAAGCTCGAAGCGAAGAGAATTCAGATTCTCCAGGCGACTCAGGAGTACGTCGATCGGCTCGGTGATTCCCAGCTCTCGTTGAAGGAACGAGTGCAACAGGTCGGAGTCGCTATCGGCAACTGGTTCGATGATCTAGCGAAAGGCATCGCACAGAGCCCTGCTGTCATTGAGGCCTTCGATACCATTCGAGATGCAATGCAGGAGACCTTTGGAGAGTCGTCTCAGAGCCTCCTGAAGACCATCCTCGGCTGGGTGGACCAGTTCGCGAATGCCGTTACGGCGTACGGACCGACGGTTATAAAAGTCTTTGGTGGCATCTACGACTCCATTCGAGGGATCTGGACCACGGTAACCGAAGCCTGGAACACAATACCGGACTGGCTTAAGGCGATTGGACGAGACGCTATCCTCGCAGGAGGAGCTCTACTCGTCGCAGGAAAGTCTCTAGGCACTCTCACCACTGTCATGGAGAAAGTGACAGGAGAGGAGATGACTGGAGGAGTGCGGAGTCTCGTAGGAGACTGGGGAGGTCTATCTTCCGCATTGGCTACTACTACTACTACGATCAGGAATCTGCCTGATGCCTTCGCGAAGGTAGGGGAAGGTATTTCGACTGCTCGAAAGAGCATCAACGCTCTTGCTGACGGTTTCGTAGCTGCGGCAGGTTCTTCTGCAACTTTCTTCGCACAGTTGGGAACCGGACTCGTAGTAGCTGCGTCTGTTGTAGCCGTGGGCACGGCAGGATACCAAGCGTGGAAGCTGTGGGGAGAGAGTGCTGAGAGAGCTGCAGCGGCTGAGCGTCAGGTCGAGTACGACACGGCGAATCTTGCACGCATCAACGAGAAGCTTGGCACGACGTACAACAACCTCGACGACGCAGTCGTTGCTGCAAGAGAGAAGCTTGGCGAGATGCAGGCAGAGACCGTGCAGCTTACCGAGGCTGAGAAGGCTGCCATGGAGGCTGCGAGACAGCACGAAGAAGCTGTTTCGAAGCTCTACGGTTCGTACGCGGATGCTGCTGCGAAGGTGGACCTTACTACAGAGGTCTTCGAGCGTCTCACAGGCGTCCAGAAGCTGAACTACGACGTACAGAAGCAGCTCATCGCTGCCTTTGACGAGCGGATCGAACGAGGCGGGCAGCTCACGGAGAAGGAGAAGGACTACTACGAAGCAGTGCTCATCAGCAACAAGAACCTCGACGACTCGCGCGTGAAGATGCTCGAGAAGAATAAGGTTACGCTCGAGCACATCCAATCCTTGAAGGCGATGGGCTTCTCGGAAGCCGAGATCGCGATGAAGCTTGGCACGACAACGAAGGCTCTCAAGGACTACGAGTCTCAGCTCTCCTCGCTCGACAGGCTCCAGAAGCAGTACAACGACCAGCAAGCGAAGCTGAGCATGACGTCGCACGAGTACGCTGTGCGAGGGTATCAGCTTGAGTACGAGGAAGCCGTGAAGGCCCTCGACAAGACCTCTCTGTACTACCAGCAAACAGCAGACAAGCTCGCTGCGATCCGCAACGCGAAGATCGCTGCAGAAGGCTCCTCGTGGTCTACGATCGCAGAGCAGTCGAGAGAAGCCTTGCAGGCTCAGGCTGACGCAGCTCTCGAGGACTACAAGCGGATGCAGTACAGCGGTCTCACGTTCATGCACGAAGTGCTCGACGCGCAGCTCAAGAAGTACAGAGACCTCCAGGAGGCGACTCAGAACTGGGGCGGCGAGACCGAGAAGAAGGTCGAGGACATCACACAAAAAGTCACGATCCTCACTGGTGCCTGGGCGTCCTACAACAGCGGTCTGAATGAGTCCATCACCAAGGTCCAGACGTTGCACGGTGAGATCATCAGCCTTGCAGAAGCAGAGAGACGTCGTACCAGTGGCGGCTCGATGACGTATGATCTTTCGACCGAACAGGGGATTCAAGAGTACTTCCAGCAGAACACGGCGGCACGCACGAACCTGACCAACCAGCAGATCATGGCAAGGGTAGAGAAGGGAGCCACTCTCGAAGACCTCGTAAAGTCTGGAGCCATCAATCCTTACGGTGGGTTCGGCAGTGGTTTGAACATCCCTGGTGCTGCATCGGGTGGTCTCGTTCGTGTAGGAGAGGACGGTCCCGAGATCGTCCAACTGCCTGGAGGTGCACAGGTCTATCCGACAGGCACCGGTCCTGGTGGTGGAGGTCCGACTGTCGTTGTGAACATCGGGCCTGTGAATGGAACAGCAGACCAGCTGGTCCAGGTAGTGAAATCTCGTCTGATGCGAGAGCTGAAGACGATCCGTCAATTCCCGTCGTCGTAGGAGGATGACATGAGTCTTCAGTCTTGGCAGGAAACCCTCATCAGTACACAGGTTGATGGCAGTGCGCTTACAGCAGCTGCAGCGGCCACGTGCATTCCGGCAGCAGCGAAGTACACCTTCCCTGCGAACTACTTCTCTATCGGCAAGCAACTACTCATCAAGGCTCATGGCAGGATCTCGAGCGTCATCACGACGCCTGGTACAGCGAGGTACGATCTGAGGCTCGGTGGCACGGTGGTGTTCGATAGCCTCGCTATCCTCTTGGACACCGCAGCAGGTGCCACGAACGTGAACTGGTACCTCGAGATGCTCTTGACCTGCAGAGCGATCGGTGCAGCAGCGAACTTCATGGGAGCAGGTACGTGGACGGCGTACAATATCCTCGGAACACCTGCCACGCCGCCGAAGGGCTCTCTCACTGCGAACCTTCCGTGGAACAGTGCTCCTGCCGTCGGCAGCAACGTCGACAGCACGACTTCTCTCCAGCTCGACATGTTCTTCACGCAGACTGTGGCGACGGGCTCTATGACGCTGCACCAGTACAGCGTCTGGTCGTTGAACTAGAGTAGGAGCCGCCGTGCCTTCAGGAGCTTTTAACAAAGGTCCTCTCGAGTTCGGACCAGGTCGACGTCCGGTTCTCGTCGATACGAGGCCGCAGATCAAGTCTGTCACTCCGTCCATCGCGAGGTCTACTGGAGGCACGGCTCTTACTATCACTGGCTACGAGT